AATACGGTAACTACGGTTTCCGTAGGTGTCTTTTCTATTGCTTTATACAATCTTTCAAATACTTGATTGTATTCATCGTGTCTCTTTGTAAGACGTAAATGAATATCCGCAATGTGAAATACATTCTTGAATTTTTCTATATCTGATTTAAGATATTTTGCCATATTATATTCTTAGTTTTAATTTAAACAACTTTTCAAAGTCCATCGTATCACAACTGTCTATCAGTTGCCAAGTTTTTTCAAAACCTATTACACTTGGATCTTTACCGTCCAATATTATCAATTTAGATGGAATACTATTCTTGATTAGAAATTCACAGATTTTGACGGAATCTTTCATCGCATCATTGTCTAATAAAATATGTACCATCGGAACATCGTGTTCTAATAATTTTAATTTTAATTGTTTGCTTAATGTCTTTCCAAACAATGGTATACAATTATTTTTAACTGCAATAGCATCAAATGGTCCTTCAACCAATGTTATAGGTTGTTCAAAATTAATGAATAATTCAAACCCAATAATATTCTTTGATGCGGAACAACTCACATATTTCAATCCTTTGGTATCAAAAAAACTTCTGGCAGTGTAGAAATTCAATGTACCGTTACTATCATATGATGGTATTACCACTCTATTTTTTAAATCTCCTTCAGTACAATATCCAATATTATATCTTATAATATCATTCTTAGTTATATTTCTGGACTTGAGATACTTTAATGCGTGTTTATATTCCAGTTCATTTATCGGTTCACTAATAGGTTTATATTCTTTTGGTAGTTTTACCAGTTTTATTTCTTCTGGTTCATCTTCAAAAGAAATAGAAAATTCATCAATAGATTTTTTGTAAAACGATTTCTGACTTAATCCAATTGATGTATAATACTCCGCAGGAGCATTTAATTTCTTAAATAGAGACTTGAAACTTGTTCCACTAAATCCACATACCCAACAATTATATTTGCCTGTGTGTAAATTAATCTCTAGTTTTCTTTTATAATGTTTGCAAGAAGGACAATGATAAACTGCATCAGTTCCTTTACGAATCTTAGGAACTTGATGTAACAGTTTATTTAAAACAGATATTATTGCCTCTTGATATAACAACATCAATAATACTTTACAGTAAAAGTCTTATTCAATCAACTTTTTATTTGGATCATTTTTTACCCACGGTTTTTTATCCAACGCAACCGCAATCTTCATCAACTTGATTGGATCAATTGGTTTTTCTTCTTGAACATCTTCGGAAAGATCTTCGGAATTTTCGTTTTCATCTGATGTTTTACTGTCATTTCCTTCGGTTTTTTGTTCCGTTTCTTCTTCTTTAAGATCTTCGGATGGAGTGGGTGGGATATCTTGCTGAATATTTTCTTGAGTATATGTTTGATGTTTTGGAATATAACCTATTACATTTCTTGCAATTATTCCCTGCATTAAATATCTTTTATAATCATTGTACATGTCTCTATAATATTCAAATGCGTTATTAATATTTTCATATTCACATAATTTTATACGAATACAAATACAATTATTTTTTTCTTTCCACTTTAATCCGGGAACATCCATTATCATACAACAAATATTAATGAGCAATTCTCTCTCATTTTTATCGTTTATAACGATATAATAATCTTTGGATTCTTCTGATATAGATATTTCTTCTGGGGATATATTATATTTTTCACATATCCGTTCTAACTTTTCTTTAGCCGCATTTCTTTCACCGCCTTTACCTTTTTCGGCTAATGCTTTTATCTTTTTTGCTAACTCTATTATTTTGTTGCGGTTCATCTTTGTATAACGAGCAAACTATACCATCATACATATCACCGTTTCTTTCATCCCAATTACCCTTTTTGTTAAGAACCGTAAATTTAATTACATCTGGACAAAGTGATTCTAGTTCTGATTTTACAAATTGTTTTGATTTAATACCTTTAATTCTACACTTACCAAATAACTGTTTACGCATAGTGTTAACCGATAACAGATTTACCTTGACTTTAAAGTGTTCTTCAATAATATATGAAAAAACGGCATTATGCCTAGCCAATGTAATTATAACTTGTTGTGATGTGAATCCACCAGCAAATCCACTAAGAGCAGCTTCTAAATTAATGGTGGTGACATCTTTAATTAATGGATTCTTTTCCAATTCAGATATAACAAAATAAGTTTTTTCTTTTGTTGTTTCAAACTTTTTGGTATCAATATAACCCGCATCCAAGACTTTGCCGTCTTTACTAAATGCCCAACCTGTAACTGATGTAGATGAATCCAAACCTAATATAACCATTTAAAATACATATCAACCTTTTTTATTAGGTGCGTAATTTTTACCAGTAAAATTTTTTATATATTTAGTACTATACACTTTATATCTATCTTCTAATTTTAAATTTAAAGACGGTCTTTTATTATTAGGTAAAGAAGTTGGAAGCGGTGTAGGGTTAATCGCCATAACTTACTTATATCTTTTGGTATCAAGTCCTTTAGTGTAACTTGACAATTGTTTTGAAGTGGAATTTTTTCTATCAGGTACATCTGCTAAATCAGACAATCCAAGTGGTTGTTTTACTCTAAACCCACCTTTTGTTATAGTATATTGTTGACCTTTAATTGAATTTGATCCGTCCGCAGACAATGTAATAGAATCTGGTTTGGTATTAATATCTTTAGCATTAAAAGCCCCCCCAATTTTTTGGGATTCATATCTTTGTTCTAGACTCTTGTTTAAAGATTCTCTATTCAATGGTGTTGGCATATATTATACTTTCTTTTTATAAATATGTTTAGATATCCCATTTTACCAAAATATTTAGCGGTAATTCACCACTATTTTTAATTGGCATACCCAATTTAGCCACAGCAACCAAATCACCACCACTATAAAGTCCTACAGTTGTTATATATGGTGCCAAATAAGAACCAGTTGGGTCAATTGAAGAACTATAATTAAATCCAAAGAATTCTTGTTTTATAGACTTACCACCAAATTTACCCGTCTTTTGTTCAATATAACTTATAATTTGTTGTAAAGTTTTTCTGGAAGACTTTGGTTCTACATACTTGAATAATTCGGTTTGATTCAAATTGTCATTAAAATACTTCCATAGTATGTACATATCATTCAAATTAACTTTATTATTACCATCAATATCAAAGTTTTTATAATTTGATATTAAATTTGAATTGTAATTGGATGTATAACTTGAAGAAATGTTATACTTTACAGAATAAAGATTAAATAATGATTGTTCATCATTTGTAAATGTCATATAATCCCACCAATTATATGATGTATTGATTTGATAATTAATGTATTTCAGAATCAAATCTAAGTCAGTAAAATCAAAAGATTTATTATTATCAATGTCAAATTCAAATGTATTTGGAATTAATGATGTAGGATTTGTACTATAATTAAATTCTCCCGATTCAATTCTACATAATACTTGTTTTTCATATAGTTTAACATTGCTCTTATATTCAATGTTATATTGAGATTGTAATGTGTTGGAACGATCTTTTAATAAATTATCAAAAATTGAACCACTATTTGATAAAATAATCTTACCGTCTCTATAAAATACATTTCCAATATGATAATTCGTTACAAGATCGTTGAAATTATAAATGTAAGCATATCCTTTTATATTATCATAAATGGAATTATCTAATAATGAAGATGTAAGTTGTTCCGGATTATAAATGAATGTAGGAGATCCAATTATAGTTGTCGTGTTTTCTTTATCATAAATTGCACTACTATAACCAAAATTTGAATATGGGTATCCATATTCTTTCTTTTTTGTAAATGTAGATTCAATTTGCCATGTCGATGATGTTAATTGATTGTAAATTACAAATTGTCCTAAAGTATCAATTACAGAATCATTTGGATTACAATCGTATCGTTTAAATAATGTATTAAATATATAATTTGTACAATATGTTCGTATATCTCTAACACTAGTTGCAATAGCTTTATTATTATAAATCCCTACGGAAAATCCTAAATTATTTGATTCTAAAATATTTTCATTGCCAAATGATTTATCCAACAAAAACCAATCAGTTGCATCTGAACATTTTTTCCAAAAATAAACAGATCCTCTATTTCTTAAAACTGTGGAACCACTCCATTCATAATAATACATATCATTAGGTGATCCAATTATAATCGTGTCGCCATATATGGATACTGAATTACCATAATTACTTCCACTAGGTTGACTTCCTAGAAAATATGGTTTTGTATTAATGAAATTTAATGATCCAGTAATAGTTCTATCTTGATCCAGTGTATCGTTAAGTCCCCATTGATATGTAGATGTATTTAACTCGTATACATAAACGGCACTTCCAGTTGATTTGTTGCCAACCACTATTCTATTAGATCCACTAGGATCAATTTTTACAACACCACCGAAATAACCATTACTTACAAATCCATTCAATGTTTGATAATGTAAATAATTACCATTAAATGATTGTGTATAAATATATGTCGCACCAATATTTGAATTTACATTGCTAGATCCAACAACTAAAATTGATGTATTTAATAAACTGGAGTATACGATTGATACTGATTCTCCAAATGTAGAATTTGTATATGTAGCATCAAATGAATTCGTAATACTGTACAATGGATATTTATTACTTGAACTATTATAAGTTTCCAAATTGTAAATATCAACACTTGATCCAGTCAAAATCTCCGAATTATTAGTTAGTGAATAATAAAAAAATGGACATCCTACAACAACAATTGATGATGATAGTGCAACTGATACACCATAAGAATCACCATAATAATATAAATTATCGGTTAAATCTAATTCAAAATTCAAACCATTTACATTGGAAGATGTATCCGCATTTAATATTATTGTATCTAAACTGGAACTGTCAATTAATAAGAAAGAATTGACATCAGACAAAGGTATATACTTTTTGATTGTAAATTGTGTTTCATATTCATCAGTAATAGATGAATATTTTGAAATATCAACAAATCCTCTTTGACAGTAATCGCTCATTCAATATAAATATTCGTTTTTATGATAATTAACACTTTTATTAATCCAATAAATTATTAGATGTTCCAAACAATACCTGCTTTATTCATTTCATGTAAATAATGTTCTTGTTTCCATTTGCCTACTAATGGTGAACTATTCAAATGTAAAGCAGTTAAATTATGTGAACTAATAAATGATCCAAAATTAGGAACACAATATTCTGGATGAGGTAATCTTTTAAAAATAACTCCGTCTTGTATTAATTTGGTAATCATATAAGCAATGCAGTTTTGTTCTAAGAATGGATGAGTCGCACTCTTAGATCCGTGATTATATAATATTTCCAAACATTTTTCTATATAATGTAAACTATAATGTTGTTTAGTCGGATAATAATTAAAACCAGCATTTATACATCTGTATATGGTTGTATCTTTATCTTCATCTCTAAAAGGAACGCAATATGCACTCCATGTGTCTTTTAAATAAGCACCTTCTTTATTATTAATACATTCAATTAAAGATAGAGGGGTATTACATAATAATATATCCGCATCCATATAAATTAAATTGTTTGATTTTGTATAATAAAATTGATCAAATAATTTTATTCTGAATATAGTATGATGTTCCGAAAGTCTAAAATGTGTACATAACTCATAATCTTTTAAAAAAGATTTAATTTCTTCGTCTGCTTGCCGTCTGTTTATTACTACAACATTTGACAGACCATTTTGTAAATATTTAATATCATCTCGATTAAAACTACCATCTTCGTGGACAATAATATCAAAATCTAACTTAGAATGATATGAAAAAAGTTTAATTGTTGCAATAAACCAATTAATGTCTCTTTTACATATTAATGTATGTATTTCTAATCTTTCCATTTTTTATTTTTATAGTCTATTTTTGTATAATAATCATCTGATAATATAACTCGGTTCAATTCATCTACATATTTAAAATTAGGATATTCTATTCTTAGATCTACACCTTTATGATTTGTATCGTCAAATGAAAATGGTCCATTTTTTGGTATTGGATAATATATAGATTCAGCATCTGACAAAAATGATAACCACCAAGAATAAGTACTTTGTGATATCGCAATATTATTAAATTTAGATCCAAATGCCATAGACTGTACTGGATCATAACATCTTACTATCGTAGGATTATATTGATAAAATTCTTTAATCCATTTATATTGGTCATTATGTCCTATAGATCCAGGATTTGTAATTATATAAATATCTTTCCATTTTCTACTTTCGAGTATAATTTTAAAATAATCATATGTCAATAACCGATCTAAATTTTGATCAGATGTATAATCTTCTAATCTCAAAGAAATTACTAAATCGTCTTTATGTATTTCTGTAAATTCCGTTCTTGCATAATAATTTTCTTTTCCTAAGTCAGAATGTATTTTAAAAAATTCAAATTTATTAAAATCGATTTTTGGAAATGTAAACCAATTTTTAATTTTTTCTCTATATGGTAGATATTGTTCTCCTGTCTCAAAATTGCCTAAAGTAACTATCCATTTTTTTTCTATATTAGGAATTGATAAAACTTTTTGTATTGTAAGACAATCATTATATGACTGTAATTTTCCTCCTTGAAATTGTTTTTCAAGAAGCCATTTCATGTTATCGTTTTCATTTATACATGTTTTTGGATTGCTTATAAAATCTTTATAGATTGTATATTTTTGATCATGTTTTTCAACATCAATCGAATCTAATGCTATATTCGGAAATCCAGTTATTTCGGTTCCTTTAGGCAATTGACATTGTAGTTTTAGTTCATCTGCTATACATCTATTAAAAGCATAAGCAAACATACAATTACCTATTCTACCACTATAAAACCATAATTCTACCATAATATAATATTTATTTTACTTTTTATAAATTCGTTTCAATTTTATTTGTCCACTGTCCATTAACATCGACAGGCCAATAAATCCATCTAGTTGGCTTTGTATATGATTTAAATTTAACTTTAATAGAAGAAACGCAGTCTGTTATATCATGACGATATAGTACTTTGCCTTCAGAATCTTCTATACCTATATAAATAAACCTAAAATTTTCAGTATAAGGTATATTCAGTTCATATTCATACTCACTTTCTTTTAACAAAAACCAATCAGAATCATCATTTATAGGTGGTTCAATTCCTTGTAAAGTTTTTGGATGTAACAATCTCCGTTTAAAATCTATACCCGCATATAATTCATAATCTCTATGTGATCTTACAGTACCCAATCCATATTCGCCTAAATCAATATTGTTGTCTTCTTCTTGTAACATATGACGCAATCTTCTTTTGCTGTCATTGTCCATTTCCCACCATTGTCTTTCAACTTTTTTAATTTTTACATTTTGTTCGTTAAAATCATCCCAATGCTTAACTCTACCCTGTCTAGTATATTCATGCCAAATCACAGTTTTATGCGGGTGGAATAAATCATAACCTAATGTAAATGATCGTATAGATAAACTTATCTCGTCTCCAGCAAAATAAATATTTGGATCATATTTATACTCTTCACAATGTTTTCCTATAGTAAAGAAAAAATGACCACTAACAAACCGAGCAGGAATAGGTCTGGTTAAAGATTTGTAATTTTGAATAGTGTGTGGATAAAACATTATTGTTCCACCTGAAGTGAATTTTGTAGCAACCATCTTATATGGATCATCATTTAATAATGTGTCCTTTTTAGGGTCGTATGATCCGGCATATGAACCAACAATTGGCTTTTCGCTACCAGTCAACTTCAACATTTCAATCAACTCAACGTCCCAATTTTCAATAAACCGATGATGTGAATCAAGCTGAAGTGTATATTGTTCACCTTGCCATAACTTCTGTATCTTACTGCGTGCCCAACATAATCCTTTACTTTCATAATATGGAACATCTATTACCCTAAATCTAAGATCATTGGTAAATTCTTCCAATGACTCAGTTTCATCTCTTTGCCAACATATTCCAAATGTCAAATTTTCAGGATATTTGGCTTTTGCAATTAAATCTCTAATTGTAGGCACTAGTTCTGGATCTCTATAACTTGCAATTTGTACAAATATTTTAGACATATTTAATAGATATCAAATTATAACTTAATTAATTTTTTTAATTATGCGGATATTATATAAGGATCTCCAATAGTGCCAGATCCTTGACTATTCAATATTGCATAATTTATTCTAGCAATTACATCATCATATGATGACCATGCACTAACCACAGTTTCAGTTGTACAACAATCATTAATATCTAATTTAGGCGAAGTCTTCGTAATTCTTTCACAATTATTTGCATTTGAAGTTGTTAAAAATGCATCGTTATATCTAATAGTCGCAACTGTTTGTGGTGTTGCGGCGCCACAAACCATAGTTGTTGCCGTAGTACCATAAATTTCCATTATCCCCGCTCCTGTGTTGGTTTCATTAATCTCCATTACTACACTAATATATCCTGGAGGACATGTAGGTTGTGATCCTGTACCATCCCAACATGGATCACACAATGGAGCGTCATCACATAGTGATTGACCCGAACAAGATCCTGGAGATCTTAATTCAACATAATAAAATACTTCAGGTGTCGGCGTTGGAGTAGGTGTAGGTGTCGGCTCAGGTGTTGGTGTAGGTGTCGGTGTAGGTGTCGGCTCAGGTGTTGGTGTAGGTGTTGGTGTTGGTGTCGGCGGTGGCGTTGGTGTAGGTGTAGGTGTCGGCTCAGGTGTAGGTGTTGGTGTCGGCGGTGGCGTTGGTGTAGGGGTCGGTGTAGGTGTAGGTGTCGGCTCAGGTGTAGGTGTTGGTGTAGGTGTTGGTGTTGGTGTCGGCGGTGGCGTTGGTGTAGGGGTCGGTGTAGGTGTAGGGGTCGGTGTAGGTGTAGGTGTTGGTGTTGGTGTAGGTGTAGGTGTAGGTGTTGGTGTTGGTGTTGGTGTTGGTGTTGGTGTTGGTGTTGGTGTTGGTGTAGGTGTAGGTGTAGGTGTAGGTGTAGTACCGGGCGGTGAATCTACGTCAATACATGCAATATTATCATTGGTGAATGTTGCATACGCATAATTACCAACAGCAGCATAAACATTGTTTATGTCAACTGAATATCCATAAAGTACATTTTTATTAAACATATGTATTAAATCCTGATAAATCTGCTTGCGTCAAAGAATAACTAGTACCAGCTAATGTGGTCATTGCGCTATTAATTGCAGAAATATGTGCGCATATATAAGATGAAAATCCAATTTGATTGCCCGCCGCTTTAATTCCTGGAGATCCTGTATACCACGTACCTAATAATACAATCTCCCCATTTAAAGGAACAAAAATTATATTTCCAGAATCTCCGCCGATAATTAACTCAGAATTATTATATCTTTCAGTATCAGTGGAAAATACCAAACTCAATTTTGGACTCGTAGGATCAGGGAGACTAGTACAAAGATCCAAATATTGGATACCATCACAATCTCCACATAAAAACTTTTTTTCTTGATCCATATAAAACAAAGGTAAATGTGGATTTAAAAATTGAAAAGTTGAAACCGTGGCACCTAATTGTAAATAATCTAAAAAATTTGATGGAAAGACTTTATAATATGTTAACGATGCATCTACGGTAGCACTTAAATAACCGATTGCTATATCAGTATAACCAGCGCAAGACGCTGCTCCAATCGTTTGTAAAGATGTGATTGTATATGTAAATCTTGTATTTGACGCATTTAAAAAAGATACGGAAGATCCAGCCGTTGTTCCGGGAGTCGTGTGCTTAGCTAATAAAACGTGTCTATTACTAATCAAAGTTGCGCCAATACCACCAGCACCAACTATATCTGTAGATATTCCTGTAGTATCATATCCACTAACAGAACTCACAATACAAGTAGCATTTCGAGTAATAGGTAGATAAGTCGGAGGCGGACCATATGTTACCATTAAATTTGTTGAACTCATAATGTAGAAATTAAATTATCAATGGTTGTACCGACATAAGATAACAAATCCACTAATGGAGTAGGTGTCGGTGTAGGTGTAGGTGTTGGTGTTGGTGTTGGTGTTGGTGTTGGTGTTGGTGTTGGTGTTGGTGTTGGTGTTGGTGTTGGTGTCGGCTCAGGTGTAGGGGTCGGTGTTGGTGTCGGCGGTGGCGTTGGTGTAGGGGTCGGTGTAGGTGTAGGTGTCGGCTCAGGTGTAGGTGTCGGTGTTGGTGTCGGCTCAGGTGTAGGTGTCGGTGTTGGTGTCGGCGTTGGAGTAGGTGTTGGTGTTGGTGTAGGTGTTGTATCATTGAATGTTATTGTACCTGTTGAAGATGAATTATCACCGGCAGTTGATATATATTTAATCATTTTATAACCACCTGATGTGATGGGAGTAGTAGTATAATCCGTAGTACCATTTATTGTTGGATCAGAATAAGAACTAGAGAATCTAATTATTACACATCCTGATGCACCTTTACCACCAAGTGCAATTTGTGTATCATTATCTCTACCAGATGCACCACCGCCGCCGCCACCGCCAGATCCAGAATTTGCATTATAACCATCCATCTTAGTGTCTGTATTTAAAACAACTAACCCGCCATTACCACCAGTATCTCCAGATCCGGCCAATCCGGGCCCGACAGTAGATAAACCTCCGCCGCCACCACCCGCAAAACCTTCATTATATGCGGATGCAACCCATGATGGTAATGGTGGACTGTAAAAATAAGCATTTCCACCGTCGCCACCGGACTCTCCCGCATTACCACCAGTTGTTAACCCGAGGCCACCACCACCAGACCTTTTACCAATATCGTAATAACCAGTACCACCAAATGTACTTGCCGTTCCAACTTCATTATCATCGGCTCCTGCGCCGCCAGCATTAAGGCCATTATTAATACCCGGTGGAAATACTGTGCCATAATAGGAATAACCGCCAAAACTTCCACCTGTTTTGGTTAATGTGTCAAATATAGAAGTCTGACCATTTTCATTATTACTTGATCGACCAGCTAGTTGTAAAGTATAAGGTGTACCAGTTGTAGCAGAAAAACTACCATATCCAACAGTACCACCGCTGCCACCACCGCCGGCGCCTCTAGTAGCTGATCCACCTGTACCACCGCCACCAACTACGAAGTATTCAACTGTATAAGTTATTGGTGTTGGTGTAGGTGTAGGTGTCGGTGTAGGTGTTGGTGTTGGTGTTGGTGTTGGTGTCGGTGTCGGTGTTGGCGTTGGTGTCGGTGTTGGCGTTGGTGTTGGCGTTGGTGTAGGTGTAGGTGTAGGTGTAGGTGTAGGTGTAGGTGTAGGTGTAGGAGTTGGTGTTGGACTTGGTGTTGGACTTGGTGTTGGAACTGTAGCGTCACATTCTTCATTTGAATATTTTTCTTGATAATTAGAAAAATAACTTCCGCTAAGTATTAAATTTTCATTTCCGTCATCTACTATTAGATAACTAGAATCGTATTGATTGTCTATTATTGTTACACTATATGGCGAAATTTTTTCTCCGAAATTAATTCGGGGAATTGTGAATACATCCATTACATCTGTCAAAAGTCTGTATGTAGTGTCTAAATTGAAATTTTCTACACCCCATAATTGAGTTGGATTATTATATGTGTTATAAAATAATTGTTTATTTGTACTATATACCAATCGCATATAAGTACCATCCGTATTAGTTGGATTAGATGTTGAATTATAATATTGATTACCAACAGGAAAAAATGTGCCTGTAATGTTTAAACCACGATGATATTGAACAAAATCATCACTTTGTTGTTGTAGTGCTAAATCACAATAACTGTTTGTTATAAATAAACTTGTACCGTCGCCGTAATCAATATAAATATGAGATATCGATCCACTTAATGATCCAGACATCCATAATATTAAATCCGTAGCTTCAATATTTGTAGGATTCCAGATTTTATTAGCAACAAATGGTGTAACTTGAACATCATCTCTGTTTAGACTTTTAATCATGTATCCATTAGTTTAAAAATCAAGTTTTACTCTAATCAACAATTCACTATCAAAAGTTTTTTGTGTTGGTTGACTTAATTTAGCAACAGCTACAAGTTCATTATCACTATCATATAAACCAACTGTAGTAATATATGTGGTAGGATTATTTACGAAATCACCAATCTTAATAGCACCTCTTGATAATACAGTACCATTTAAACTATCAGTAGTACCATTTGCAATGAATGTTGGATTGTTTGTGTAGTTAAAGTCTTGATTCTTTACTCTTACGAAATATTGGGCAGAAGGTAAATATTCAGACTTTCTTACTTTAAATGTCTTGGTTGTACATTTAGTAATTGCTTGGAACATAGTTCTTTGATTCAATACGTATGTATTTGCTTGATCTGCAACACTCGCAAATGATCCCGTCAAAGATACTCCAACCGAAGAACTAATTGCACCTGCGTTTAATACAACTGTACCTGTTTTTGGATAAAATAATCCAACAGAATTGTATGTAATAATTCCACCGTTTGAATATGCAGATGGAACACCATCATTGACACTTCCACTAATAATGTTATAAACATCCAATTGTTTTTTAACTACAGAAGAATCATCTATGAATGTAAATTGTCCGTTGGAACCACTAATACTAAATTCAATTTGTCCTTCATCCACACGATCTTTGTATTTATCTGCGGATAAATTCAATACTACTATACCAGATGCGGTAACAGATGTAGTTGAATCTGTAGCAGTAGATACTGTATAATTGCCAGATTTAAAATTGAAAAATGTATCATCTGGTGTCAATAATACATTCTTATATTGATTGTAAATTGCTTGTGTAGGACGAATATATAATGTAGTTGAATCTGTAATAGAAGATCCGGAACCATAATAATCACCATATGTTATTGAAAAATGTGGTTGGTTTTGGTAATAAACATTGTAATAATACAATCCGTTTTGAACATCATATTGGTTTGATCCCGTCAATACTACTTGAGTTGACGATGTTGTAAAAGTTGATTGTGTTACTGCATAATTGCCGTCAACCCAAAATCCAGAAGAAACCTTATTGATTCTTCCGGCTACGATATCTGTAGATTCAAAGTTTTTAAAAATCATATTTTATTAAGCGTTTGTAGTTGGAACTGTTATGGTAACTGTAATTGTTAAACTACCACCGCTTTCATTTCCAATGATAGTCAATGTTGTAGTTATGGTAGATATCAAAGCGTTGTTTGGTACAAACTTAAACTTATTACCAACTACTACTTGAGAAGCAGCAGTTACGGCATCACCAGCAAAACTCGGAATAGTTGCACTAGTAGAATTAATACTATTTGTTTCAGTAACTAACAATGTTCCGGCATTCTTATTACCCAATATGGCAGTATATCCTAGTGTTGTATTGTATGTTGGATTGGTACTTGGAGAAATTATAAATTCGCTTGTATTCAATCTATCGGTTGTAATACTTGTTTGTGCGATAGAAATTACTGGAATTGCTGTAACACCAGATGGTAAAGTTACCAACTTATACTTCATTACTTGTGTTTCATCGCTAAATGGTTCCAATACTGGAATATTTCTTATAGCGATATCATAAAAAGCACTACCAAGTGGATGTGTTGAATTGTATAGATTATAATCAATTTCGTCATCCGCAAGCGCAAATGATGAAATGTTCAAAGATCCGTTCTTTGCTAACAATTGTCTACCTTTTTGTGTTAAAATCGCATCAACTGTTATAGTTTTGTTGTCTAGATATGCCATATAGTATAAGTATATTTATCAATAAATATTATTCATTAAATCTTTTTTATGAACTAATCAATGAATTTTGAGAAACTTGTAGATTTATTTGTGTTCTTTCAATTGGTGATGAATTATCACTGTTTCCTTTATCATCAACTGTTGTATATCTAGTTTGACTAGATTTTTTAAAAAATGAACCAGTCGGTGAATTAACGAAATATTGATTGGTTGAAAATCTTGAAATTCTTCTTTTCAATGAATAATGTCCTACAGGATACGAATCTGTATCAAAAATTGAAGAATTATTATCATATGTAGTAAATAAAGATGATGAATTGACATTTACATAAGAATATGTATTTATAAATTTACTGCTAGAATTTTCTAAACTAGTATTTGGATTTGTACCAAACAAATATACTTTTTTATTGTTTCCGTAAATATAGTTACTTTCAAATTTATCAAAAAATGATCCGCTAATAGAAAATACACTTAATCTTTTATCATAGTTCAAACTAGAGAACTGGAATGATGTATAATTATTAGATGTATATGATGCGGGATGCATTGATGATGTCAATGAACCGTATGTAGAAGATGTTAACGGATAATCTAATCCATTTTTACTTAATTTTACTTGACTTGTACTTCTATAATTTCTTTCAAACGAACCAGAAAAATTTCTAAGTGGTTGATATGAACTACTTAAATCATAAGCAATAGCACTGTCTATTGGACGATTTTGATATTTATTTCTTTCCAATAAACTTGGTTCAATTAATATACCATCAATTACTTTACTTCTTGCGGGAAGCAATTGTCTTACTGTTTCAAAAAAAGATCCGTCAAAATAATTCTTATACAGAGTCATAAACTCTTGATACAAGACTTGTTCTGATAAATTATATTTATTATAATTGTCTCTTAATGTTTGTAAACTTTCATAATTGTCGGAAAAAATATTTGATGGATCACCAATCAAATCCATCATATCATATTCGCCCAAGAAATTCAATATATCATCATCTCTTACTTTAAATGGTGAAATGTATACTGCCAATAAATTTGAATCTGTAGTGATTAAATTATTTACTGCACTTGTTTCATTAGGCATCAATCTAGATTCAACTGTTTGTGTTGCTTTATTGATTTTTACATTTTTAAACTTATTAGGACCATATTGTCCCAATTTGATGTTTTGATTAATTTCAATTTCATCAAATTGATATGGATAAAGTGATGCAGATACAGTTAAACAATTTGATTGTGTAGTTGTATTTTGTGCAAAGTTATATGCAGATGCACTATATTGTGAATATAACTTATTTGCATTTCTTACAACAAATAAAGCAGGTACGGAACCAGTGTACATATTAACCGGATAATCATAACTGTATCTGAAATACAAGTTGTCATAAGTTGTACTGTCATTATTTGTTTTATATGAATCAAAATTCTTACAATGTTCTATAAAAGATTCATCATCCAATTCGTGTTTCCATAGATTTATTTTGTCAATATTTCCTTGGAATAAATTACCTCCACCTGTATAGTTTCCTACATAAAGATTTACAAAACCATTAAATGCTTCATTAATTCCAGCAGTTCCACAAATAATTGATTTATTATCATCAAATACAATTTCATCATTGTCAACAGATGTTACTCTTAATGAATATTGATATGGTAATTGACCACCAGATCCAGTATCATAACTTGCAGATAAATTAATCTGTTTAATTAATACATTGAATACATTTCCATTAAACAATGGCAATGAATCCGTTTCAATATAGTCCGTTGGCAATCCAGCTAGAGATAAATCAAATTTTAATTTTCCGAAAGTATCTTTAACTTCCTTTTTGATTGATACATCCCAAAAACTAGTTTTTAATAAATAAACCTTGGTATTTTGTGGGTAAATATAATCTGAATCAATTCTAAATTTGAATTCAATTGAATTGACATAATTTGCCGAACCAGATATTGGTATTATTATCGCATCACCATTCCTGGTATATTTTGTAAAATAATACTTATTTTGATATGTGTAGGATGAATTATCTTCATCCGATATCTTGTTTCCGCCGTATTCTTTAACATTTAATAAACTACGAGGAATTCCATAGATATTAGATACCACTCTAATACATTCTTCTGTTCCTTTAGTCTTATAAATCAACGGCAGTGTCTTTAAAATTCTGTTCCAAATAATCTTTAACTTATCATAATCGGAATAAGCATTTGAACCCGTCAAGTAATTGGATTCAATAGATGAATTGTCAAATGAACTGATTGGATTCCAACCAAATTGTTTTAATAAAGTATTTGCTACTGTACTTACATAACTTGACGATAAGTTGTTTTCAACATATTGTTGTGTTGGGAAATTCTTAATATACAAGTAAATGTTATCAAAATGATGTCCAATCATTGATAAGAATATCAAATAATCCGTATTATTATCATCTAATAGAATATATTCTGGTGTATTATTTACAAGACTATCTCTATTATTCTTATCAAATTCAATTGCATTTTCGATATAGTCTGGATAATTATAGTTTTGTATATAAGCACCATTAACAAATGATGTTGTACTACCACTTACTAAAGTAATATTTTTATACAAATATGTATCATATCCGTCAAATGAATTGAAAACTGTATTTAATTGTGATTGATAATCATTTACTTCAGTTGCATATGACGCACTAATAAATGAATATGAAGTTAATAATGTATATGATGACGCACTATTCGCTGCAGATGCGGATAATGTAGTCAATATAGAATTGATTGACTTATTAAGTTGATTAACAGATGTAACTTTATTTAAAAACAGTTTGGTTCTCAATTCCGCAGAACCAAATACAATGAAATCGGAAAAATTAGAATAATCAACATTAAGATTATTTAATTTCTTATAAAATTCTACATCGTTTTTTGTAGTATTATCTAACTTTAAATCATTAGAACTTTGATAATTTACAGGTGAACTATTATAAGAATCAATTGGTATTTTGAAATTTGGACCTGATATCTTAAAGTTTTTCTTAATTATCGGAATATTAATGACAAACTTTTGAATTACAGGTACAAGTGATATGTTTGATATCCAACACTTATCTCTTAATGAAACATCCAATGGTAATTCATTGAATAATTTTACAATTATGTTTGTATTACCGTCTTCTTCTACGAATGTATAATTTAATATTGTATAAAATGTATCGTTACCAAAATTCAATGCATTCTTCAAATATGCATACAATTTATTATCATGATATGTTTGAACTGTATCAACTACATTTGATATAAAATTTGTGAAAAGTAAATCAATGATGAAGTTTTCAACTTGTGTTGTCAGTTCAATATTACTTGTATAATATGAATTAATTTGATTCAATCTAATTGATATAGACTTTTGAACTATATACTTAAATTGAGTTTTAATCTGTTCAAATGAATAAATTGATTTGTAATATGTATACAACCAATCTTTAATATAATTTTTAGCACCTTCAAAACTATTTTGAATCAATTGTCCGTTTTGAGAATTGATGAAAGGACGATTGAATCCACCGTATGTGTCATCTAAAAATGCAAGTATATCCGCATCTGATTTGAATCCAAAATTAGTTCTTAGTAATGCAAAAATTGTTTTATTATTTTTAATTAATGAATCACTATTTTTGTAAATCTGATATGAATCCAAAAAGTAATTGAATAAAGGAATTGTATCTCTAACCAATACTGCTTTTCTGGCAAATGCTTGATATTGAAGATTTACAAGTATATTTTCTTCTTTTGTTAAATCTAATTTAAATGACGGGGTTAATTTAATTTCTCTTCTACTAGGAGAAATGTCTTTGATATAAAGTTGATAATCAGGATTACCCGCCGTATTTCTAATGAAATTATAACTCGCAACATGGTTACCTGAATTAATATTTGAACCGGAAAAATCTTGAAGTGTATTTAATAATATATTTTTATTAAATGCAATCGTATAACTACTATTGTATTGTTTATAACTGTAATTTAAAGTGTTGTTATCAACATCTTTATATGTTTTATTTAATACTGTATATGTTGTTGAAACTGGTAAATATTGCCATATATTAATGTTACCTTCAATATCATATACACTAAATTCAACTATGTCTTGTTCCGAATTTCCAAAATAATATTCTTGAAATGGTACATCAACAAATGTATCCAAATCATTTTGTAAAAAGTAAGAACCGCTATTAAGCGATCCACTGTTAGATGATATTGTTGGAAATGGAAATGCCATAAATTATTCGTTTTCAGATTTTAAATTAAATGGAAATTCATTGGAAAAATCTTCTAGTTTATTTCCTTGTTTTAATTTAATTCTCAATTGTACTATTAAATCTCTTGCCGCACTTAATTGTGATTTTGATGAATCGGATTGTACTTCGTCAACCAATTGATTTAACTTTTCTTTCAAATCTTGATTTTCATACAATACTTTATTGTATTCAGTTAAGAATGATTGATCAAATACTTGTTTTTGAATCTTAGGTTCTGTTTGTATTTCAGTAATACCTACATCATATAAATTTTCAATTTCATCCTTCTTATAATTAAAATTTATTAAAGGAAATGCAATGTATTGTTCATTTGCGTCACTTGAACTAATATATAAATTTATATTGCCAAATTCATCAATGTTATTAGTGAATTGGCCTGTTAATAAAAAGTCATTGATTTGCGATTTTATACTCATCTTGATACTTTAAATATGTTTCCATTATCAAATATTACGATTTCACCGTTTATTTCTGTTTTTATTAAAATTCTATAATATCTTTCGACAGGTAAACCAGTTGTATCCAATCTAAAATAATGAATTACACCATCACAACTTAATTTTGTATAATCATCAAAATCAATTACAAAGTTTTCACTTTCATTATCTTTAATAGCATAATAAGAATCGGTGGGTAATAAACTTGAACTTAAATATTGACTTTGTTGATATCCTTTAACAAAGTTCTTTAACGGTGCCTTTTCTCTCGCAAATATGTTTATACGAGGTACACTTCCAAACTTATATTCTCTACCCACATTCTTTACAACTACTGTATATGGATTAAATCCTGTTAAAGACACCAAACTGCCTGTGGAATATACACTATCATCCCATTTAACATCCAAATATGGTTGATAAATAGTATTTGTTTCTTTACTGAAAAATCTAATAGATGAATTTATATTATTAGATTGAACCAATTCAAGTGAACTAACTAAAATAAATCCATTATTAGGAACACATCCACATATCCAACTTTTAACTATTGATGTGACATCCATATAAATGTCAGATGTACTATAAGAATACGATTGTGAACATATTAATGAACTACCACTCAATGAAGATGAACAGAATGATGATATGTACTTTGATCCACTATAAATATTATAAAATGATGAAGATGTACTAGATGTAGGTTGTAAATATGTAGATGGAACATTATAAATCCATGTAGCACCACCATTTTGGAATGATGCAGATCCTAAACTTGATGTTAAAAGATAATCACTGAAATTATAAGTTACGGTAGATGCCGTAGGCGAATACCACAAACTAGCGGTATTTTGCGTAGTATTGTAATACCAACTAGCACCAAAACTACCAATTCCGTCAGTATCATATCTTCCTATACCCATATCCCAACTTTTGCTAACTGGATATGTATAAATTTTATAATCTAACGGTACTTCACTTGTAGAAGAAGCCTTTAATTTTAAGAAAAATTTAGATCCATTATTTATATCTCCAGTTAAAAGAGAACTTGAAATATCGGTCAAATCAAACTTAATTAAAATTCTACTAAATTCAGGATCATTAGTGAATGTTGTAGTTGGATTGTAAACACTCTGTGTTCCTTGTAAAGTTCCATTAATACACCCATTAAAATTAGTTAAAGATCCACTTGCAAAGAAAATTGAACCTGTAAAAGATCCTACTATACTTCCACTTATACTACCAGTAACTGAACCATTATAATTAGTTAAACTTGATGTAATTGGAATTCCACCACCATAAGTTCCAGATACATATCCATTGTAATTAGTTGATGTAAATTGTGAAGATCCACTGACATATATGTTTGATGATTCTGCTGCGCCTGATATATAACTTCCAGAAACACTTCCAATATAATTTAATACATCGAACGTCGAATAACTGCCAGAAAGACTGGCTGAAGTATAAAATGCAACGTTACTTATTAATTGATTTTGTGCTTTTAATTCTAAAATTTCATCAATTCCAAAATTTTTATCGGCATAACCCGTCTCGTTAGTTATGAATGTGTCTTGTTTTGGAAATATAAATGTGTGCATACTCTATTATATAAATATAAGTATGAAATTTATAAGACTTTTAATGATAAATTTATTAAATTACAGCACCTCTAATATCATTATCTGGAAATTTAACTTCAAATACTGATGGATCTAAAGATGGATATATAATCTTATTATGTGTTGCTTCGGATAAATTATATTCATGTGGTGAATAATTTCCATCATTTTGATTAAGATTTTTAAATACTACTTCAGATATAGACTGTACCCCTTCAACTTTCGCCAATTCTAATTCTAATTGATTAATATTAATCGGTTGATTAAAATACCATTTATCAACATTAAAGAAATCTTTTGCTTTTTGCAGACATTGATCTAAAACTTCTTTTTTATTAAAATTATTATATACTAATATTTTAAAATCTACTCCTATATTGATAATATAACCGTCAATAATATTGATACTATCAGATATAATCTTATATTTTTGTAAATAATGTCTGATGTTATATACCAATGCGTCATTTGTTTGTGTCAAGTTTTTATTTGAATTATAACTCAAAACATATAGATTTAAACTAAATGGATTAGAAACATCAAAATTTACTTTTCTAAAGTTATTTTCCAAACTATTATTAATCAATGTTGTTTGATTTTCATTGTTTACAAATCCATTTAATAGTGTTTGATTTGTAGAAATTGATAAATCGGAATTTGGTATCACCATTACTTTTGCAATGGAACCAAATCTTGGTGGTATAGAATATATTCTGGAAATGTAATCATCTACTGTTACTGTTCTATTTTGTGAACCAAAATTAGCCAAAGCATTTTGTCTGATTTCTTCTACACTTTCTTCATTTTGTCCACCAACTGCGGGATTTGGATTGGATATTCTAAACGAATTTTTAACAGTAGTTAATAATGAATTTTGAGAAGGATTTAATCCTGATACATCATTTAAATATGTAACAGATGATATATTCTTAATGGTATCAGATGGTGAATTTGATGTTAAACCACCACCAACTAAATATTGTACTGTTAATACTGTATTAGATGGTGATTGTCCAAATGTTTCAGAATTTAATAATTTACTAGTATCATAATTTAAATTTAAGTTACTAATATTTTTCAATCCGATACCAACTAATTCAGAATTTGGATATATTACTTCATCTGATGTTGCATCTGTACCCGCACCAAATTCAAGATATGTTGTATTATTTGCAGTAACATTTACAACAAACTTTCTTGATGTTTTAAAACTTTTAATTAACTTAGGAACTTCAGATGAATATTGAACATAACTATTATTAGTAAAACTAGTATTTTCTGTTTCTGTAAATATTAAATCTTGTGCCAAATAATCAACTTCATACCATTTATTGTTATCACTATCTTTTACATCAATAATATCAATTACATTATTTTCAGACAATGATATTTTATAAAATGGTACAGATGCACCTACTGTAAATGATGATGTAGTAATCTTACCAGCAATAACTTTTGTTGATTTCTTTAATAAGAAAAATTGTGGTATTCCATAATTATCTCTTGAATAAACAGTCACTTCTCTAGGAGAAAACTTACTATCAAGCGAAAAATCAACAGGATCAGTCGTTATAAAACTTACACCGCTTTCATTAGATACTTCCATATACTCTCTTATCTTAAGAGCATAGTTGTTATCTGGAATATAGTTGTTATTAGAATCCTTAATAGAAGGAATTAATTGATATAAATCAATATTTGTAGTAGAAGATTTAGTAGGTTTTGTTTTGTAACCAAGATAATTTGCTAATGCAAGAACATTTTTTCTTTCTTCTGCATATGGCATTAAACTTTCTTTGAATTGATAATCTGTATAATATGAAAGAACATCTCCTATATAAGATGCCATTTCAATAAACATCATACCTGGAGATGCATCACTAAAATCTTTATATGTTCGTGGAAAATATGTTTTTGAATATTCAATTAAAGACGTTTTAAAAGAAGAAAAGTCTCTGTTAAGATACTTAATTTCTCTACGAGAACTATTAAAAGACTTTTGTATAATGTCTGCCATAATTAAATATTATTTTGATTAACTGTCAAATTAAGTGTATCCGTTTGATTATTAACCGTAAATTGTATTTTTATATATAATATATAACTATCTGTAAGTTCATTTTTTTCTTGATTTGATATACCAATATCTATTTTATTTACAGTAACACCTGGTACATAATTGTTAATTTCATCTGTGATGATTTGTTTAACTATATCAGGAGAATCTTGTAAATTTTGTTCAAATAGATATTCTTGTAAACCAGAACCAAAATTAGGATTCATTCGTCTTTCACCTTTTTTGGTTCTCAACAAATTAGTAATATTGGCTTTTACTTGGGTTAAAGTATCATAACTTTGTTCAAAGTATCCATTTCTGCCAATTTGAAGTGGTAATGTTAGTCCTATAGGATTCATATTATTCCATTGATACCATACCGGAACTTATAGATCCAGTTTGTTTCTTTTTATCAACGGCTTTCATTAAACTTCTAAAATCTCTGTTAATCACATTCATCACTTTACCTTGTTCTTCTGTTACAGGAGCAACTGGTTGTGATGTTTCTATAGATTCATTCATCTGCATACCAGCAAATGCTTGTGATTTAAATACAGAATCTAGACCAACCATTGAACTTTCACTTGGTATTTTTACAACAGTTTGATTCAAAATTTCATTCAAAATAGGATTACTTGAATACTTTTTAATTTCTTTTGGTTTTTGAACCGATTCTTTTACTACAGTTTTGGTTGCAACAATAGATTCATTAGATTGAATCGTACTTGATTGTTTTCCAGACAATACTTCAGACAATATTTTTGGAATCAAAGAAGGTAATGTTTTGTCCAATTCTTCTCTAATTATACTTCTAATTATTTCTTTTAATTCATTACTTTTCATACGCTATATAATTATCATTAAACTTTCGGGATTATATTATTTATTTTGTTATTTATTTGTTCTGTAGTAGGTGGTTTAGGTATTTTTATAGTCTTTATTCGTTTACCAATGCCAGATTTAATCTTTTTAGCCAGTGCAACTCCGCCAATTGCACCTACCGCTCCTCCAATACCAGCACCTATTCCCCCACCAAGTTTACTGCCAATACCAGCACCCAATCCTCCACCTACGCCACCACCAATTGCGCCAGTAACACCACCGGAAACAGCTCCACCTATTGTACCACCAATAGCTCCTCCAGTAGCTCCACTTAAAGATCCGCCGACTCCGCCTCCAATCGCAGAAGATGCACTTTTTACAACACCTGTTACCGCAGAAGTCGCACTTTTTGCAACACCACTAACAGCAGAAGATGCACTTTTTGCTAAACCTGTCAATCGATCAACAGTCTTACCTGCAATTTTACCAGGACTAAAATGTTGTGGATTGAAATTTGGGGCAGACATTTTAGGTATTCCTATAGACGGAACAGACGGAACATTTGGTAAAGGCGGAACACTTGGTATACTTATACCTGATAAATTAGGTAAACTTGGAGTTGATACACTAGGAATAGAAGGTACACTTGGCAAATTTGGAATTGATGGTATTGCCGGTTTTGGTATATTAGGAATTTTAGGAATAGAAGGTTTTGGTATACTGGATGCGATATCTGCTTTTTTTGCGATTGCAAATTTTAATCCATTTGAAGCTTCTGTAGGCGCTCCTGGTAATGCTGGATCAATATCTGTAAATGATTTGAGTTTATTTATCATACTTGTTCAAATTGTACTTCAACTGGACCTTCTCTTCTTAATTTTCCTTTAAATTCACCAGGCAATCCTTCACCTGAAACTACGTTTACAGATACTGGTTCTGTAGCGTTCTTAAATCCCTCCGGAGTAACTCCATCTACTCCTGGAGCATAACCACCACCTGTAACAAATACTCTTCTACTCATTAATTTATCAAGATTATCTCTTAAAAACTTTAATTGTGTATTTTGAACGGAATCTTGAGTTTTATCTGGATTTGGTCCTGCAGATCTATCATGGACATGTTGATACCAATGAACATGATCTAATAACCAATTACATAAATCATACATCCAATCTACTGTGGTTTGTCCCAATAGTACTGGTTCATTTGTTTGTCCATATTGACCTAAATAAATAGCAGGACTATTAATTACTGTTTTATTATTGGTAGTCATTACAATTTGATCGTGAGCATCAACTGTATATTCACTATCAGTTACAATTCCATATCTTTCTTTTGAAAAATGTAATGTTTCTCCAAATCTACTACTTAAAATCAATCTATCCGTATTAATTACTATTTGATCCCCTTTTAAATTTTCTGTGTCAAAATTATATGCAGTAGAACCGTTTGGGGAAAATAATGGTTGTTCTTCTTTTCCTTGTTGAAATATAGACTTATAACAAGTTGTTCTCCATTTTGATTTTGTTAATCCTGATGTAATGTAAATTGAACTTCCGTCATGATTTATGTCTTCTTCAATTAACCCACCAACATTTTTCTGTGAATCTGTAATCGCAGGAATTGCTGGGAGTTTAGGATGAACTAATATAGGTTTATCCAATGACAATTTTCTTTGTCTATTTCTAATTAAAACCATTGGATTTCCACATCCTTCATTGGACGCATTTACCGTAGGGTCACCTTTATAATCAGAATAAAAACCCTTGTCATTCTCTCTTATATTATCATATGCCGAAAAACGAATCGATTGTCCATGACGACTTTCAAAAACAGTATCTCCTTCATATCTTTTTAATTTTCTAATTTTTGAATTTGATAAGAAATATGAACCGAGTACTCCTTTTACTTGATTATTTGCAATCTTTTTATGTGCATTTAAAGATTTAGGTCCAACCACTGCTTCTGTTTTTATACCATCTCCAGATACTAAATCTTTATTTCCCGTATTGTTTCCATAAAAAGATTCTAATCTAAAATTAGATTCTTGATTTACAAATCCATTTAGATTTAATTTTCTAGTGTAAAATAACTTATCTAAATATTTTACAATAATTACAACTTCATTTAATAATGGATATTCAACTATTCCTGTGGACTCCATTGGAAATGCCCATGATAATTTTTCTTTTTCCAATCCTTGTTGCGAAAAACACAATCTTACTTTACACGCACCAATATAAGTATAATCTATATCTTTATTTGTAGGTTCATCACCTTTATAGTTTTGAGGAATATTTCTGGAATCTACTAAATGTCTTTTATTTACTATTTCAGGATGAGTTTCATCCAAAATTACATCCAATACAATTGCCGGTTCCAATTCATAAAATTCATTTGATGGAGCTGCAGATGATTGTCCACCAACAGATAATCCAATATTGTTTAACTGTCCATAACTAACAGGAGAAGATTTTATATTAAAATATGACATATTATTTCTTTATTTCAATTGGAATGTTCATTGTATCTGTAATCTTCCCCACTTCAGCCATTAGTTGTTGTCTTTCTTCTTCGGATAATCCACCAACCTCTTCTGTACCTTTATTATCACTGCTAATTAATCTTTGTACTATAGCAGCTAATTTAACTAGTTGTTCATCGTTCCTCACACTTACATCTAAGTAGTCTTTTATAAGAGGAACGATGACAATAGCATCGTTCGGTGTTTTAATCATACTTCTTAAATCAGATACCAAAATATCAATTTGATCTTTTTTCTGTTCAGAATTGATTACAACGTCTTTAAGTAAGTTTGAATATTTCTTACCTTTATACAATTCAAAATCTAAATCCATACCTATAAATAGATATAGATTTGAATAATTATACTATCAATTTAATTTACCTCTGTCTAAATAAGACTGAGCAATTACCCTTTGATAACTTTTCATCTTATTTATTACTTTAGTAATTTGTTGTGTCTTACAAGATGATATTTCTCTAATGTACAGATACAACGCTTTTTTATTAAACGCATCAATTCTATTGCAATTTCTGAATAATTCTATCACTGCATTCGCAATATTTAGATCTCTTTGTTTTGTAAATATACGACCAACATTTCTCTCCCAGTAATCTACCATTAATTTAAGAAATTCATCTGTTTCTACATCTTTATAATGTGCATCGACAGTTTGTAAACATACGGATGATTCACCTGGAGTATCCGCAATGTTTACATGTTGATTATATTTTTTGTAATTACCGTTGTTATGAAAAATAAGATAATTTTTGGCAACTATACTAAAATAACTAAATGCTTTACCTTTACCTTCTTCAAATTTATTCATATTAGAAACCAAATGTGCTACAGTTTCTTTTTGAATTTCAATTGGACTATTGTCAAAATATGTAAATTTAAATGTATTAAAAACATTTTCTACCAACTTATCAAATGCGTGTTTAATATAAGTTTCATAAAGATGATTTCTAATGTCTTGATTGTCTTCTTTGTTATATTTAATAATATACATTTCTGTATCTTTAGTAAAATACATCTTTTCTGCGGATTTCTTTTTTTGTTCGGATTCTACTGAGGATTCTTCAACTATAATTTTAGGTATTGTTTTCCTAATATTTTTTTCTTGTACCAATGGTACATCTTTTTTCTTTTTATCGACTTTGTTTATAACCATTTTATTTTTTTGTTTAGTTGATTTTGTGGATACTTCTTTACCGAGATGTTTTACAACTTTTTTATCAACATCTATTTTTTTTAAAACTTTTATTTTTTTCTTGGAATTTTTCATTTGGATTTTTCCTTGATAAGTTCAATTAATTTCACGATTTCAGAAAAAACAAAACCAACATCATCGTCTTTTTCAAAAATGTTTTTATCGTCAATTTCTTTTAATTTACGATATGTGTTTTCGGCCAAAGTTTTATATTGAATAGACCAATTTTGCATTGTTTCTATTACATCCAATAAATCATTTATTTTAATAAAAAAATAAAAGTTTGCGCATACTGAAACCGTCAATACTACTGTGAGTATTATTATTAGTGTTAACATAAATCAATCATAATCTGATACATCTCCATTATCAAGATATTCTTCCATAAATGATATTGCTTCATTTACCAACTCCCAATCTTGCGTCTTTTCTGATTCTTTGAGAATATCCAACACTTCTTTTATATCAAATTCGTCCATAATATTTTAATAGTAAACTGATAATTAAATATATCATAAAAATTTGTAAAACCAAACAATTATTACTATTATAGTAATTTTAATTTAAAAACTAAAGTGATTAGGCTTATAACTGTTATCAACCATTACTTCTTTTATTACTTCTTTGTCAACAAACACTTCTCTAATCACTTCTTTTTCTACAGGCACTTCTCTAATAATTTCTTTTATTATTTGTTCATCTTTAACTTCTTGTATAGCTTCTTCTTTTGCTTGTTCAACTATGTCTTCTACAGTTGGTTCTTTTTCTGGAGTTTCTTCTGTTTTAACAATAGGTTTTACATAAATTACATCTCCTAATGTTGTATTATAAGCTAATAATAAACAAATTGCAAGTGGATCAAATACTGATATAAGACAAATGATAAACCATTTTACTACTTTATTAATATCTACACCAAATTCATCTGCGACAAATTTAAATGTTTGTAAATCTTTTTGACCACCACTTTTTATTTTGATGTCCGATATTTGTTTGTCTAATTTTTGTATTTCGTCAACAGTAGATTGAATTTTATTATTTTCTACATCCATATCTTTTTCACTCTTATCAATAAATTCTTTTGTGGATTGTTGTATTTGTGATAATTGAATTGGATTACGACTAATAATAACATTTGTTATACTTTCATTTAATCTATTTTCTTGACTTGTTCTTAATTTAGTAATGTTTTCTATTCTCTTTTTTGCATCATTTATCTTATCAACATACATTTTTTTCTGATCTTGTATGTAAACAATTTTTTCTTCACTTAATTTATTTTCAATTGAAGACTGTTGATATGCAGATGTTAAATAACCAAAAATACCAAGAGATGTAATAAACATTAATGATACAACTGCTAAAATAAGATAGGTTTTCAATAACAATTGTGATTTTTTCCAGTATCTATATAAAAATGTAGTGGCTACTAATTTACCAATTTCAAGTGAACTAGCCATAATCATAGATGCTATAGCAGATCCACTAAACAACATACCAATACCAATTATACTAAAAAAAGCAGCACAACTCGCTATAAATAACGATGATAATCCTACTATTCTTTCAAATGTAAATTGAGTTTTCATACAGTATATATAGTCAAAAAAGAAGAAACCCTCTACTGTTTATAACAATAGAGGGTATATAATAAATATATAACTAATTACTTAATCGTTACTTTTCTTACGTCTGGGACTGCATGTTTTACCTTATTTAAAGTAATTAAAAGAATACCGTTTTCAAATGTAGCAGATACAGTATCTTTTTCAATATTATCTCCTAAAGTAAATGATCTACGGAAACTAGAACGTTTTAATTCTCTTCTGATATATTTTCCATTTTGGGTATCTGTTACATTTTTACTTTTACCGCCACTTACAGTAAGTACATTTTGTTCTACTTCAACATTTACATCTTGTTTACTTAAACCTGGAACTTCAGCTTCTATAACTACTGTATCATTGTAATCAATAACATCTACTCTTGGATATGAACCTTTTTCAAAAAAGTCTACACCAAATTCTTGGCTAAAATTAGGGGAATTTGCTCTGAAAAATTCATCAAAAATTTGATCAAATGGAGTTAAAAACTCATCACGATGAATTGTACGAAATAACGGATTATTTTGATATTTTACTACTGACATATATATTTTCCTTTCTTAAATAGTCTATTTAGACCCATTTTCATGCATTCTTTTTGGGACATGCAAGGATAATCGTTTTGATTATCTAATGTATATATATCAATTAATTAAGAAAAATTCAAAAATTTATTCAATTGGATTAGGCGGAAATAAATTATTTTGTGTATATTCACTTATATAACGATCATTAAATCTAATACCAGCATACATTTCGTAATCTTCAATTGTTCTAACATCACCGAAATTATAAACTGAATCTATCAATTTTTCAAATCCGTCCATACCAAATAATTTTTTGTGTCTATTTGTAGAATCATTGTCCAATTTACTCCAATCACTTCCTTCTATAATATGATCATCCCAATGTTTTGGCCTTTTTTCTCTTGTATAATAATGCCATGCAACAATTTTATTTGGATGGTATAAATCATATCCATAGGTGTATGCTCTTACACCAATATTAGTTTCTTCACCGTAAAAATAATAACTTGGATCGTGTTGTACCAATTTACTAAATTCACCATCTGTAAAAGCAAAATGTCCGCTATAAAATCTTGACGGTATTGGATTATCATATGTTTCAGTTAATGGTTCCGGAATAAAAAACATTGGACCATCTTCCATAAACTTTTCCAGATTCATTTTCCAAACTTCTTGTAAAAATTCTTCTTTATCCGGATCATAATGAGGCAAATAACCCGTAATCAATGGCTTTTCACTTCCCATTTCTTTACATTGATTATACATTTCAATCAATTCTTCATCCCAATTTTGTACAAATCTATGATGCGAATCCAATTGAAGTGTATATTCTTCACCATTATATTTTTGTTGAATTAAATTTCTAGCCCAACATACACCTTTACTTTCAACATATGGAATATCCATATATTCAATTAAATGTTTGATAGGTTCCAATGTTTCATTGTCATCGTGTTGCCACGCAACTACAATTCTTAATGATTCTGGATTTTTAGCTTTATCAACCAAATCCAAAACTGTAGGAATTAATTCAGGATCTCTATAACTAGCAATTTGAACAAATATCATATAACTCATATAATTTACATATATCGATTAATTAAGAAAAATTAAAAAATTATTCAATTGAATTCGACTGTAATAAATTATTAATTATTCTAAATCCTATACTAATTCGAGTAGTATTTGAATAAACACAATGCCAGAAATATTTATTAGGATCATTATATACATCAAAATATCTAATTGACCACCCAATATTATCTTGTGTTGTGTACGTCTTATTCTGTTCCATATCATAATATTTAAAATAAGAATCGCCGTTTTCGGAATAATTTATATAACATCTTAATCCAGTAGAATTTGAATTCGTATGCCATCCCATACATCCATTTTTTGGATATAAAAAGTGACCTGACTGTTCCACTTTTTTATCAGTATGTTTTAAACTTAAAAAATCATTGATGTTTTTAACTTTTTCAGATAATGTTTTGTTAAATATTAAGTTTAAATATTTCTTATTTCCTCTTATTTTGTCAATCTTGATGATATCATGTAGATATTCATCTGAACAATACTTTTCATTTTTTCCTTCAAGGATTTTATTTGAAAAATTTTGATTCTTGAATTCACATAAATAATCATCTAATATTGGTAAATTTTCTAATTTTTCAAAAATAAACATTACATGTAATATATTTTTATTTTAAATTTGGCTGCGGCTGTCGCATCGAACAGGGTTATGTTTCCAGTTTTGTTAAATACGTACCGATTCGCCAGGCCGCTGTAGGGCGACATAAATGTTACGCCTATGTAGGTAGAATTTGACCACTCCCCCATCATATCTGATGCAATAGTACCATCACTGAAATCCTGTATAAAAAAGGATTCAGCTGATACTTCATCACCTATTATGTATCCTGTTGCAGAAGAATCATTCGTAATACATGCAAGTTTTACGTTAGTTAAATATGGTGTTCTACCTAAACCATGACTCGCAGTGTAATAACTATCACTATAATAGTTATTGACGGTCAACGTCGATGTATGTGACTGTACACTTGCCCCATTATTAGAACTTAAAGCATAACTTGCAGTAACTGCATTGGAAGAACTTAAAGCATAACTTGCACTTCCGTAGAAAGAAACTGCATTAAAATTGCTTCCACTGTATCCAGTTGCAATAACTTGTCCACTACTACTTACACAAAAAGTAGTGTTTAAACTTGAACTGCCATATCTAACTTCAATTGCTTTACTTAAATGATATGTTTGTGGATTTGATGCACTGCTGCCACTAAATACTTCAATTGTTAATCGTGAACTGGTATTAATTGTAGATGGGGATACACCTATATTAAATGTACCATCTCTAGATAAAGATTGTGCTCCTTTTTCAGGCCAAAAATATAATCCGTTTGATCTTGATTTCATCACATAAGATACAGGCGTAGCTTCACCAGTAACTTGTTTTGATACAAATTGTGAAGATCCACTATAACTAACTAAATCAATTGTTCCCCTAATATCATATGGAGTTCCTGGTGCAGAATTAGCACCATCTGCATTTACAATTAATGCCCAAGAATCTCCAGATGCAGACTGAGCACTTTGTAACATTAAACTACTATTATAGGTACATCTTACTGCTACATATCCTAAATCAGAACCAGTAACAAATAAAGCAGGATTTGCTTTTTGTATTTTTAAATCTTGGGTAGATGTAAAATAATTTGGACTTGTTTCAACATAAAATGCATTCGTTGATCCTAATGTCGTGGAGTTCGTCCAAATAGGTATATAATTAGCTATTCCTGTACCAAACACTGTGCCTGCACTAGAATTTAATGCATAACTAGCAGTTGTTGCTCTGGAAGAACTTAATGCGTAACTGCTACTATTGGAAAAATCGGAATATGATGAACTAATAGATCTACTTGAACTAATTGCCCAACTACTTGTGCCTACAAATTGAGGTGATGTACCTATTCCTAAAATTGATCCTGTAAATGATCCCGTAAAACTTCCTGTTGAAAATAGATTTTGTAATTGTGTCAAACTAGCTCTATAAGTCTTTATAGAACTGCTTTGATCAATTGGAAAAAAATCACTGCCTGTTAAACTGGCAATAGGATCTAATTGACTGATTTTTATACTTGTTGTTGGCATATTTTATTTCCAAGTTCTAATTTTAATATTCCATTTTGTGGGGTCTATAGATATACGACCACCTGTTTTGTTATGCGCATATACACCTGATGGACTAGCCCAGGATACAGCCGCAGCAGTTGAATTTGACCAAATCGTTGAAATTGGACGTTCATCATCAGAGCCGCCTGTGTCATCATGTATTTGTTCAACACTAATTTCATCATTTGCTATATATAATGAATCTGGAATTTGACATATTAATGTCACTCTAACTAAAGAAGGCGAAGAACCAAAACCATGATTAATAAAATAGTAACTATTTAAATACGAATTTAGTGTTGAAGGACTCACTGATGATTGAAAAATGCTAGAATCTAAACCAGCAAAACCAGAACCACCAAGAGTACCTGCTGCTGTTGCAGCATATGTTGCATGACTAGATGACAACGAATAACTTGCGGATAAAGAATAACTGGCCGATCTTGCATTGGAAGATGAAACAGAAAAACTTGCGGTGCCAAAATATCCAACATCATTTGTTATGCTAGAACTAAATGTTGTAGAAGATACATTTCCAACTACTGTTAATTTATTATTATTGGTTGTATCCCACGAAAGATTTGAATTTCCTCCAAATGTTCCTGCGAAGGAATTAAATTGTACATTTCCAGTTGCACCACCAGGAGATGTTGTAGTACTTAAAGCAGAAATTAACAATACATTATTATCAGATGAATCGGTGATGATTTGTATATTTGTTCCCTGTCCAAGTTTTTTAAACCGTAAATCTACTCCTACTTTATTTGATACCAATCCATATCCATATGAACCAGTATCTGATGCAGTATTGGCTTCTCCTGTTCCACCTGTCACTGAATCTGCAACTAAAGCATTAATTGCCCAACTGCTTGTTCCCAATAAACTGCCAGTAAATGAACCTGTAAAACTGCCAGTATAATTACCATTAAAAATAGATGCGGACTTTGCATTAAATGCATAGTCCGCAATATCTATTGCAGTAATTTTTTTAGTTTCTTGCGCAGCAATATCTGTAATAAACAACAAGTCATTTGATTGAACTTGTGAATCAGTATAAGCAGCTAAATCAGTAATTTTCTTACTATTGGACATATATCTTTAATAGATATATATATCATTGTGGTTTAACATTTTTTAATTTTTTAACGATATATTTTACTAAACCACTTCTAACAATGTCTTCTTCAGTAAATTTAAATGTATAAATACCATTTTCTTTACTTTCCACATCATCAAAAGCATTCATTATCTTCATAAAACCACTTTTACCGTTAATATCACTTTGATCTGGATCACCCAATATAAACACTTTGCTGAATTCACCTACTCTTGTAATCAATGTAGTTATTTCTTTTACAGTCATATTTTGTGCTTCATCAGCAACAATACATTTAGCATTCCAGTTCAATCCTCTTAAAAATCCAAGGGGAATACTATCCAAACGATTTTCTTTTTGTAAAGTTTCAATATCTCTATTTGGTAGTAATTCTGCTAATTTTTCCAATAATGGTTGAATATAAGGTGCCATCTTTTCATCCGCTTCACCAGGTAAAAACCCAATTTTACTATCCGCACTTTCAACTGCACTTCTAATGTAAAGCAAATCACTTACCTTCTTTTGATTCAATAATTTTAAAGCACTATATATGGTAATATAAGTTTTACTTGTACCCGCTGGACCACTAACAAATACCATTTTGGTATCTTTATTTAAAGCTATATTTACAAATTCTTTTTGTTTTTCTGTCAATTCTCTTTCAAATATTGACAATTCATGTTTTAATTTTGATTTTTGATATACAATCGGACTAGTATCTTGTTTGGGTTCATTACTATGATATTCAATATTATTTTTAATGTTTGAATTATCACTTTTGCTTTTTTGAAGGTTTTTCTTTTTTTTCATGAGTAATTTTATCTAAGATTGAATTCAATTTACTTTCAACAGATTTAACCCGTATACATAACTCATATTGTTCCTTTTCAATATAGTAACTGTAAACATTATCCAAATTTTCTTTAAATTGATTGGTTGGTAATGTTACAACAAAGTCAGAATTCTTAAAACTAAATATTTCAACAAAACTTAACTTTTTATCAATTGCGTATTCAATTGACGCAACTATGTGTTCCATCAATTGAATTTTATTGACTTCAATAAACTTATTCATTTCATTGAAATTCGAAGGTAACGTATATAATTTATGTTTGGATGCTTTTGGCATACAGATATAAATATCAAAAAGATTGTTACAAAAAACAAAAAACGCTATTAAATTTATTTTAATAGCGTTACATCAATTTACTATTTTAGTGTTTTACAATACTTTATGTCTTGTTTCGTTATACTCAACTAACTCAATTCTAGTACCATCAGGCCACTTTTTGATAATGCCATTCCAATGATCAAATTCAGTCTTTGCATCATTTTTATTAACATACACCAACTCACTAACTCGCAGCCCATTTCGTGTAATTACATAAAACTTTTCTTCTGTAATTACAAGACTATCCACACTATTTTCTTTTTTATCAGTCTTTTTAGACATATTAACTATATAGTTTAATTGTTATTATTTGGTTTTATTTACAAATTTATGATAACCAATCATAAATTAAATCACTCGTCATCACCTTCAATGTCTTTGGATGACGCTAACGGAATCGTACTTGTTTCTTCAACAATCGCTTTAATTTCACTTTCAATTTCCCTCATCTTATCCTTATAACCCGCAGCTACATCCTTAAAATCTTTCTTTACAAAGATTAACTTTTCCGTCAACTCATACACTTTCTTTTCTGCTTCTTGTTTTGTCATATACTATTTTTTACTATTTGTTTTTGTTTATCACCTAAATTGGTGGACATAAAGGGAGTCGAACCCTTGTCTTTAAGACCTTATCATAATTAGACTACGTGTGTATACATTTTTTAGTTGTTAAAAACAATTATATTAAATATAAAAACTAATTGTTCTAAAGATTTACAAAATACTCAATCAACAACGCAAATCAAATTGTTGATATAGCCTGATATTTTACACCCAATATAATTATCAGACATCATTATATTGAATGCGCAACCTTAAGCTGCCAATGCTACTGCTTCACGGGAGGTGAAGTTATAGCTAATTACATTATCTTCTGCAGTTAATGTTTTGATAGAAATTTTAAGAGGCCAACTATCATCCTCTACACGCCTAACTAATCAATTATCTTAAATCGATACCAGTATATGCCCATAAATTCTCAAAGATCAAAAAATTCTTTATAAGATATTGTTTCATCCAACCCAAGTTCTCGTCTCATATTAGCAAATAACTCTTTGCCTCTTTCAACTGAAACCGGCTGTTTTAACTCTTCTCTTTTAATATCTTTAATAGTATTCTGTATTTCACCACGAATTCTATTAGATTCGTGTGGATTATTACTATCATCCGCTTTATCTAAAGCATCTTGTAATTCTTTTAACTTATTTTTTAAATCTTGCAATTTCTTCATTCTTATAAATATATAAGAAATATTCTAAAAGTGGAGCGGGTAGAGGGAATCGAACCCTCACATCAACCTTGGCAAGGTCGAAGGCTACCACTACATCATACCCGCTTTAAAATGGTGGACCGTAAGAGAATCGAACTCTTCCCTAAAGCTTGCAAAGCTCCCGTGCTACCACTATCACTAACAGCCCATTTAAAAATCTTACACCAATATATAGTGTTTGTCAAATCAAAAAACGGCGCAAACTACGGGAATCGAACCCATCACCGCTGATAACTTAAGTTCAATCCTAAGCCAACGTTCTCACCAGATTGCAGCTAGCATATAAAATGGTCGGGATGGAGAATTTTGCAATCTCAACCTCCTGTCTCCAAAACAGGCCGTCTACTTTTGACATTACATCCCGATTAAAATGGTTGGGGATGATGGAATCGAACCACCACAAGCAGATTCAAAGTCTGCCGCACTACCATTATGCAAATCCCCAGTTACTAAAAATGGAGCGTGTGGTGAGGTTTGAACTCACGACATCAAGTTTGGAAAACTCGTACTCTACCAACTGAGTTACACACGCAAAAAATGGCGGTGAGGGAGGGATTCGAACCCTCGGTGGCTTTTAAGGACCACAACAGTTTAGCAAACTATCTCTTTAGACCGCTCAGACACCTCACCGTAAAATTTTGACAATCTCTGATTTCTTCATGGGACGATATTATCAGTCCTCAGTTCCAATGTCAAGTGGAGTTGTATTAAAATGGCGGAAGCAACAGGAATCGAACCTGTGAGGGTTTATGGCCCCAGCTGTTTTCAAGACAGTTTCCTCGACCTACCGGACTACTTCCATATAAATTAAAAATTGGTGGGCATAGAGGGACTTGAACCCCCACGGATTGCTCCCCGAGCTTCTAAGACTCGTGCGGCTGCCAATTACGCCATATGCCCAATAAAATGGTCGGCCACGTCAGAATTGAACTGACTCCACATGAACCCAAATCATGTATGCTACCGTAACACTTGTGACCGATTAAAATGGTAGGTGGTATAGGATTTAAACCTATGACATTTTGCGTGTAAAGCAAATGCTCTATCAACTGAGCTAACCACCCATTTAAAAATTGTTATATACTTTATGTCATTATCGCCAGATGGGTTCTGTATTTCAGCATAACACCCAGTGACCGATCAAATGTTTTAACTTATGTTGGGGACATCAGATAGAGTTTCAACCCCGTTCGTTATATTTCTAATTTACCATACTTCGTCAAATTGTCAACCACTAAAATCAAAAACCCATCATTCTTTTTAAGAGTGACGGGTTGTATATTTTTAGCAAACAACCTCGTACTCAACTTCCTGATGGGAGTTGACTGGCTTGACTAGGTTGTGAAATTAAATTCATATTCTTACTAATATATAGTGTTTGAAATTGAAAATCAATAAAATTATTTACATTTGAATAGATTTTTAATTTTTTCAGTTACCGTTTTTTGTTTAACTACTGGTTCGGGTTTATATGCGTTAGTGTTGTTGAGTAATTTAATTTCATTAATTACTGGCTCATTAGGTACTGGTCCATATGGAACTGAATTGCCATAAGTGTTACTCATTGGCCACCATCCGCCTAAATTTTTCAATAAATTATCGGGTGATACATTAATATTATTTTCTTCTATAACAATATTTTTAAATATAGATGATAGGTCAGGTAAATCTCTATCCATACTATATGCTAAAAACACTCCATCCCAAGCAGCATATTTTCCTGGTTTCCACTTCCATGTTCCTTTACCAGTTGTTACTACATTATTATTCAATACAACTAAATTGTGATGATATGCATAATTTACCGCCCACCATTCATTGCCATATTGTCTCACATAATTCTGCGCACTTAATCTAATAAAACATGGAACATTAATTGCACTGTTTTGTTCTACGATAGTATCAATATTTTTTCCTGTATCAACATAATAACACATTCCTTCAAATCCATCAAAATTATTATGTCTTATCAAAGCTCCTTTTGTATTAGCAACACTAATACCAGCCAACCCTGAAAATTGAGTTTTACCTGCGTCACCCCTAAATGTACATTGTTCAACCGTACAACCAGTTGCAAATATTTTACCGGCTAAATTTCCACCTACTTGAACATGTACAATTTGTTCAGTATCATATTCTGGATATCTATTGTTTCTGCCCGGTGAATGAAAATCACATCTTCTTACAGATGTTCCTTTTGAACCATCCTTAGAATTCTTTGATAACAATGATATAATAATAAATGATGTAGCATTGTCTTTACCCACATTGAATCCTTTAAATTCACAATCTTCATATAGTGTATTACTACCAAATGTGGTACAACCTGCAGTTGTCAATTCATTGCCTTTAGCTTCATTTATTTCATCATAGTTACCGTCAAACGTTATACCTTTAAATACAATATCCTTACAATCAACACGACCATCACCACCAGGACCAACGGCTTGAACCATTATTAATTGATTGCCATTAACTGCCAAATCTTTTCTACCACTCAAATGTTTGGATAATTTTAAAATTGTTTTACCTTTACCTTTTCCAATTATTGTAACACCACTTTCATTTTGTTTTGGATTAAACCCCCACAAAATACCACTTTTTAATACCTTTTCTGGATCTGTTTCACCGATTCCTTCTCCTCCAATATAATATGTACCTTCATCAAGTTCACATTTATTGTTTTCCATTATACACTTATTGATTGCATATGCGGAGTTTACTTTTATATCATTTGATTTTGCACCGTATTGTTCTGGTTTACTCATATATTTTTCCTTTTGTATAAACGAAAAACCTGTCATTTGATGACAGGTTTACAATTAATATTTTTCTTTTTATTATTTACTACCACTTGGTCTCGGAGTCCCAGTTGGCTTTGGTGTGCCTGTTGGCTTTGGTGTGCCTGTTGGTTTTGGTGTGCCTGTTGGTTTTGGAGTTGAATTAGGAGTCCCAGTTGGTTTAGGTGTTGGTGTTGGCATAAATTATATATTTCTTTCTTCAAATATACATATATTGTACAAATAAAAAACCGTTAACTTTTTACAGTTAACGGTTGTAATACTTTATTTTAATTTAAGAATCAGAATGTATACTTAACACCTGCGGAATATAGAACTTCAGCAGTCAATTCTTCAGTAGCAAAACGGTATTTAGCAGTACTAAAGTTGTTGTCAATTACACCAACTTCAAGATATGGTACAAAATTGCCAATTGGACGAGATACATTCAACTTGGCAGTAACAGCATCATAACGTTCAAACTTAACGAGTTCTGCAGCTGGAGTTGCATTAAACCCAAATGGTAGTGCAAATGTACGATACACACCAACACCAGCACCAGCTTGTTCTAGGTTAATATCATAAGCACCACGAACATATGGTGTTACCCATTTATTCTGTGCTTCCAACTTTACACCAAATTCTGTGGAATTCTTAATGCCAAATCCACCTGCTTGATGACGAGTTGCAGTCGCATCCAATCGCAATGTCAACCATTCAAAGGTCTTAATACCCTTACCTGTACCAACTGTCCAATGTGATTGATCTACACCGTCCTTTGGCAACAACACACCACTAACATATACATCAGCATACTTTAGTGACTTTACTGCGGCAAAACCTGCATAAGCAGTACCTTCTGCACGACTTACACCGTTAACGATGTATTGGTTATTATAACCTGCATCAAATGTCAATGATGATGCGTCTTCTGCGGTTGCGGATGATGCTGCAAAAAGAGCAGCCAATACTAATACTAGTTTCTTCATATTTATTTTATTTTAACTTTCTTGTTTCTGTTTAACCGATAAACTTCACTCAAAGTTTATTCACTCAACTTATTCATCATACATCGATCTTCAAAAATATCAACTTATTATATAATGTCAGTCTAAAAATAAATATTGAATTCATTTTATAAAAATTAATAATAATTTCTACACAATATATATCTATATATAAAAAACTATTTTACGCTTATGAATACTAATATTACAGCAAATGCCACAGTTACAAAAAAATTAGACGTTACAAAATTAATTACGTACTTAGCAGTTCCAATTATTTTTTTAGGTCTAATTGTCTATTTTGTATTCTTAAATAACAGTTATAAAAACTTGACGGATAAATTTACAAAACAAGTTGAAATTGTAAATAGTCAAAATTTAATCATAACAAACATATCACTGAAAAATTCAGAACTATCCACGTTAATTAAAAATTATGATCAAAAATTTAGCTTCCTACAAACAAATGTAACACACCTAAAACAACTTACAGACAATCTAAAAAAATCATCTGATGATAAAGACATAAAAATTAAATCGCTTGAACAAGAAAAAGGATCACTAGAATTAGATGTCAAGTCACTACGCAATACTATAGTACAAATGACAGCAGAAATCGTAGAATATAGCGACGAATTGAAAAAAGCAAAAACTGAACCCGAACAAAATGATTTGATTAAAAAGATCGTTACACTCACTTCAGAAAGAAATTTCTTGCAAGATCAAGTCAAACAATATGAAAAAATTATTGCTGAATTAAGAAAAGAAAATACCAATTTAACCGCTAAATTAAGAGAAAATCTCAAAAAAGAAGGATACGAATTCAACCATCAAATTGGTGAACATCCAAAAGGAGCAGAATTATTAATGAAAATTTCCAGAGAAAATTTAAATAAAAAATTGGACGAACTAAATAAATCAAAAGAAAAAGAAGAACCAAAAATTGAAGAAAAACCCAAAAAACAAGGGTTTTTTAAGAATCTTTTCAAATAAAATTATACAATTATGCCATACGAATACCACGCAAAAGTTACAGAAGTTATAGACGGTGACACAGTTGTTATTGATATTGACCTCGGATTTGATGTTGTCTTTATAAACCAAAAAGTACGACTTTTAGGAATTGATACCCCAGAAAGCCGTACTTCAGACAAAACAGAAAAAGCGTTTGGCGTAGCAAGCAAAGAATACGCAAAGAAATTTGTTGAAGCTTGCAAAGACAAAAATGTAGTCATTAGAACCCATATCAGTGATGATGTAGATTCCAATGGCAGAGAGAAATTTGGTCGTCTTTTAGGTGAAATCATCAATCCAGTCACCAAAAAGGTTCTAAATGATGAACTAATTACTAATGGTTATGCCGTCCGTTATATGGGCGAAAATAAAGATAAAGTAAAAGATCAACACCTAAAAAATAGAAAACGCCTCATTGACGAAGGCGTTGTGAAAATGTCTTATAAAGACGCTGGTATACTATAAAAATAGTATTCTATATTATCTAAGTACTGTAAATTTCAAGCTCTTAATATTGAGCTTGAAATTTTTATTTTGCACTTTGCTCAATACTAATTTAATTGACTTTGGATATCCAGATAAAGATGTATTCAAATTATTTGTCAATGATTGTTGACCAATACCAATTGTCATTGGAAATTCATGTGCAGCATTTAAATTTGTATCTGGTACTCTACCATCCAATACATTAATACGTCCAATATAATTAGTCTGATTTACATATACACTAATATTAAACTTGCCCGCATATGAAATTGGACCTGTTTCAACCGTAAATACTGACAACTTAGAATCTACATTCAACAAATCTTTTAATTGTTGATTTTCAGATATATCCAATACAAGTCCATCTTTTGTCAATTCACCACTTACAGGAATTGTTACTGACTTTGGTATAGTTTTAACAACCGTAGAAGTCAATTTAATAGGTTCATCAGACGGTGGTTGATATGTAATATTAGTAAGTTTAGTGACTATATCCTTAACAGTTACCTTTAAGGGACTACCATCTATGTCTGTATATGTATATTCTTGTTGTCCCCAAGGACCATTTGGATCAGGCATTTCATTCTTATACAATGACCAAATACGATCAATATTACCATGATGCATAAAGAATATAGGATCATTCGCAGCATATCTCAATGTTCCCATATTTCTATTATTACCAAAACGTGTGCCTACCCAATCATGTCCATTATTATGTGGTCCTTGTTCCAATAACCCTTGTCCACTTGGTGTAGTTGGATTTTCTACCGCTTTACCACCAAAAAGTTCAAATGGAGCTTGTAAAATCGCATTTATATAATCACGACTCATATACCACTTTGTTTCCGTAATGTGTTGCTTAGAATCAGCACTTACTTCATTACTAGGGTCCATTGTTGGTTGTAAAATAGATGGCTTTCTATTACCGTCATATAAAGCCAAATTATCAAAACCAAGACTGTCCGCCTGTACCATATCTTCTTGCGTCAAATCATATCCAAATAATGGACTCGCCAATCCAGAATCTTTACGAAGCTTTGTGTTTGGTATCTCTTGATGATTACTCCAATCCCAATATGGATACGCAAATGCATCCCCATTCCATCCAAAATTAGTCTTTAATATATTATCCAATATACGTTCCAAGAAGTAAACATATCCACGATGCCATGGCAAAAAATGCCAACTCCAATGCACTTGTACCATTGATACTCCTGAATTTGTACAATGATACGCATGTAACTTAGCATAATTCTCCCACTGCAATGTACTGTTCAACGCTATATCCTTACGCATATATCCAACTGCACGACACAAATTCTTTACTTCATCATCACTCAAATCATAAAAACTCTTACGAATTCGTGGCGGTTCATTTTTAAAATTAAACCTCTTGCCACCAGTCGCTGGTCCACACGTTGGATCATTAATCGGTTGTTTAGATGTTGCATTTAAATTTAATCCAAGTGTACCCGTAAGTAACCCAGACTTTAAAAAAGTTCTTCTTGTTGTATCCATATTTTATTTTGTTTTATTTGTTACCCAACCAATTCGATGTTTATACATCCAATCAGTCAATGCCTTTTCAAATCCTATATCATTACCTTGCTTTTCACTTTCAATCCATTTATGCTTTTCTATCTCATTCTTTAATTCCATAAACTTTTGATATAGATTATCTTTTTGCATACAAAAATAAATACAAATTTCAAACGCAAATGTAACATTTTTGTTTATTTAAAAATGGAGTCCCGTGTTGGATTTGCACCAACGATTTTAGAGTTTTGCAGACTCTCGCTTTTGTCTACTCAGCCAACGGGACATAAAAATATAATATCAAAGTTACCAAGCCCTACATGACCAATACCTGGCTTTAGTACGTGGACCAGGATTATCACAATTATGTCTTGCTCTAAAGTTTTTTCTACGTGCTGGATTATTCTTTTTTATGGTCATTCTTTTACCTTTAGCTGAAGATCCACCAAATCCAAAATTTACCTTAACCACTTTTCCTTTAGGATTTTTAACGTATACTTTAAATTTCTTGACATCACCTTGCATTCGTTTACCAAGGCTCACTTTACGACCACGATATTCCGCTTCACATAATGGTTGTTTATATTCTCGCATGAATTGAACAAATTCTTTTATATCTTGTTCACTTTCAACATCATATTCTTCTATATTGTCGTCATCTTCTAAACCAGGTGTAAGTTTTTTTGAAGTACGAGATACAATTCCTAACTTTTTAAAAATAAAAGATATAGCTTGACGTGTTACTCCTAGTTTTTTTGCAATCTCATCATGCGTCATTCCACTATTATACAAATCTTTAATTTGTTTCAAATCTTCAGGTTTTACTTTTAACCGATGTAATGGTTGTTGATTTTTTGGTTTTATTCCTGCTTTTTTTAAAGCAGCATATACACTGTGCGGACTGACATTAAGTTTTTTTAAAATTTCTGAAAATGACACTCCGCTTTGATATAAATCAACAATTTGTTTATGAATTGGTTTAATAGCATGTTGATTTTTTGGTTTTATTCCTGCTTTTTTTAAAGTAGCGTACACACCGTATGCACTAACATTAAGTTTTTTTAAAATTTCTGACAATGCCACTCCGCTTTGATATAAATCAACAATTTGTTTCTGAATTTCAAGTGGTAGTTTCATACCAATTTCATTTAAAAACAATTCTTCTTTTAAAGATTGTAATTCTATATCATCAAAAAAATTTCTGTATGTAAAAGGAATCATAATTCATTATAAATATAATACACTTTAAATTAAAGTGTATTTTAAAATGGAGCCTCCAGTAGGTACCGCCTCCGTTGGTTTCATCATTACCAATGATATGTAATACTTTTATAATATGAAGACAAATAAAACTTTAAATTCTATCTTGTATCTACTCCAACATATATATCAAATATGTCTACACAAACAAATACATCCACTCAAATAAACAATTCCGCTACCGCAACATCTGATAAAAATTCAGCAAGTGTTTCTTATACAAATACCGCAGAAGCTTCTGCAGGCGCAAGTGTAGGAAATAAAAACGCATCAATAGGTGTTGAAACATCAGTTAAAACTGGTACAGAAGCATCCGCTGCCGGTGGACTTGATGGTAACAACGTCTACGCAAACGCAAGTTATAGTAGCGGTACAGAAGCTCACATTGTTGTAGATGGTAAAGTACAAAGTAATGGTGTAGGTGTTGCAGGTACTGCAGACGCTTACGCAGTCAGTGGTACAAAAGCATCCGCAAATGTTCAAGCTGGTGACAAAGGTGTCGCAGTTGGTGCAGAAGGTTCTATTGGTACTGCTGTAGGTGTTGACGCTTCAGGTACAGCAAATGTAAGAGGCGCATCAGTTACCGCAGGTTCAGGAGTTAGTGTAGGTGAACAAGTTGGTGGTGGTGGTTCCGCTCAAGCCACTATGGATAAAGGTAAAGTTACCGTTGGTGTAAGTGGTGACGTTGCAGTATTAGTTGGTGTAAAAGTAGATGTAAGTACTACAATTGATACAAATAAAGTTGTACAAGATGCTAATACAGTCGCAAAAGCAACTCAACCAGTAGTTCAACAAACTACCAATGTAGCAAATACCGCCGTCAAAGAAACAACAAATGTTGTAAATAATGCAGGTAATGCAATTAATGATGGTGCCAAAAAAGCAGGCAACTCAATCAAAAAAGCATTCAGATTCTAAAATGGTACACCCGGCAGGACTTGAACCTGCAACCTTCTCGGTAGAAACGAGTTGCTCTATCCAATTGAGCTACGAGTGCATTGAATTTGTTAGTAGTTATGTTCTCACCAGTGATCACTGAGTAAAGGGAATTGAACCCAACATTTACTAACAAAAATGGTTGGCTATCACGGTACCGCCCCGTGTTCTTTCGATTATCAGTCGAATGCTCTACTATTGAGCTAATAGCCAATTGAAATGGCGAGGTATATGGGTGCTGCCCCCACTATCTTTTCCGTGACAGGGAAATGAGTCTGCTGTTCCTCTTATACCCCAAAAAATGGTAGGGCTCTACGGTAACGATCCGTATTCTACTGGTTAAAAGCCAGTTGCTTCACCGTTAAAGCTTGAACCCCATTGAAATTGGTGCAAGTGGTGGATACTGCCTCCACACGAATATTCTGATTAAGAGTCAGATGCCCGTCTATTGTAGCTTCACTTGCATTAAAAAATTGTATCTACTATTGTCAACGAACTATAATCATCTTACCACACTTTATCCGCCCGTCAACAATCTTATTAAAAAATATTCTGAACAAATCAACTTTATATGAGTGGTAGCTGCACCCACTCTCCGTATTCCCAAATTAACCGTCTGGCCACATTCAAGGGCTTTCACTTGGATAGTTGATACCGGAGTATAGCGTTGCCTTCGCCTAGTTCAGAAAAAAATGGTGGCTCAGGTCAGACTTGAACTGACAACACGAAGTTCTTCAGACTTCTGCTCTACATTGGAGCTACTGAGCCATTAAAGTAATTGACAAGTCAAAGGAATTGAACCTTTTCGGAACAGAGTCGCCTGCTCCTTTACCACGCCCTGCGCACTAGCACCTGTCAAAATCAAGATGTATGGTTGGATTCGAACCAACGGCTACTTTTACAACCGTAACATGACGGATTGTTTTTTACAACCTAACATAAGATTTTTACGGGCTTACCCCATAGTTAGGTACTCTGCTCTGCCAACTGAGCTACATACAATCTTTAAAATGGTGGGGTATGTAGGTAATGCGCCTACCGAGCCTTTCAGCGCCAGATTTACAGTCTGGACCATCTCTTTAATGGTATAATACCCCGAAAAATTATTTACGGAAAAATGGCTCTGGGAGAATGAATTGAACACTCATAAGGCACATTAACAGTGTGCTGCATTACCATTATGCTATCCCAGAATTGAAATTGGCTCCAGCCCTTGGCTCCGCCCCAAGCTCGACACGGTTTAACAGACCGCCGGTTACACTAAGTTTCCTTGACTGGAGTTAAAAAAATGTTTACTGGATTTCAACGAACGTTCCATCTACTACTTATAACCTCGTCAGATTATAACATTCAATGTCTATCAGTGTCAATACATTACTTACTACTTCAACTATTGATTCAGATTCGAACTGAATTACTTCTGCTCATATGCAGTTGTTTTACCAATTAAACTACGTTCGCTGCCTTCACCTAATGTATTTGAAAAAATGGCAAAGTGGGTGGGTAACGCTCCCACATAAAGCAGTTTTGGAGACTGCTGCATTTCTTGTCTGCCACCACCTTACTAAATTGGTGCTTCAATGAGGATTCGAACCCCAAACTCAATGTCCGTAGCATTGCGTGATATATCCATTTTCACCACCGAAGCATAAATTGGGGTGATATACGAGTGCTGCCCTCGTTCCGTGAGTTTCACAAACTCAAATGCTAACTGTTACACCAATATCACCATTACTATAAATTGGAGCCGTTGACAGGATTCGAACCTGCGATGATTTTCCAGTTTACAAAACTGGTGTTTTCAACCACTCAACTCACAACGGCGTTAAAATTACTTATACACATACCAAATAACAATAACCTCAGTTATGTCATTATCGCCCTATAGGTTCTGTATTTCAGCATAACACCCACGGACCAATCAATTGATTTTCCCAGTCTTTACCTTTGGTTACTGGCGGTGGCTCAACAGATGGAGTTTCAAGCCTGTCCTTATCTTCTATAAGTGTATCAGAAATTATTGCTTCGTCAACACCTTTTTAAAATTTCACTTTCATTGCCCAATGAACCGCTTACGCCGCTCACTGTTTAACTACTCTACCACACTCTCAAAGAACTTCAACACAAAAAACAAAAAAACCGTCACTTATTCAGTTGACGGTTGACATTGTTTCACTTTATCCACTTCACCCTACACAATATCACCGCCAACACATTCACAATCCGTAAATGTATTCCAACGCTTAATATGTGTATAATTAACTCTCATTACTACAATATATATAACCAAAAATAAAAAACAACAATATTATTTAACTTTTATGTTTTTTATTATATCAATAAAATGTTTCACCAACCATTGATAATATTCCTCATTACTATGATTTGGATGACTTTTAATAGTATCAACCAATGTGTTTAATACAGTAGCGGCAACTATCTCTCCATATGATTTACCATTCATATCAACTCCATGCGTATGACTTCTATCACTTATCTTTATATTATTGTCACTTACCCATTTTTTAACTATTGATTCTATATCATTTTTAAAAGAACTATCATAGTAATACACCTTTAAACTATCATTGTGCGTCAAAAACATACGCAAAATCGCATGCGTCTTGTACGATATCGCAACTCCTCTTTTATCCGCAAATTGCTGCAATCGATAACTCAAACCATCACCCTTTATCTTATTTAAAAATAACATCACATTGTTTTTATCATTACGATCTATAGTAATATAATAATTATAACTCTTGCCATCCACTTTTACTTTTTTATCGGGATTTATATTTCGCTGACTCCAACCACCACCAGTATTCCATAACGACGATTTGTCAAAAAATTCTTTCCACCTTTTAGAATCATCTTCAGTATAACCCATCCGATTTAATATATCCGTATCTCCAAACAACCGCATATTTGTTATTATCTCATACATTGTGCTGTGGTCACCAGAAAATAATTTTCCACCACTTCGTATCCTATCTATTGTACGAATTATTTGATTCTTATGTCTTCCAATATCAAATGTCTGTGACTCAATAAGTAAATCTTTTAACTTTATCATATAATTTCAATTTTTCCATTTTTAACCACAAACGTGTGTTCACGACCATCCTTCAACTTGTTCATATTCTCAGGTGTGGCAAATATGGCACCAATGCTAGAACCAAACTGCGTTAACTTGTTGGTCAACCCAGTCAAAAAGTTTTGTGCAGCATTCTTGGCATTTGTCACAAACTTCTTCACAGCTGCAACACCACGCTGCAACATACCCTCTTCATTGATGATTCCAGCCAACACCATCATACGTTTGTAAGATTCATTTTTCTGTCTCGGCCAAAGATCAACGTTGGTCTTGCCGTAATTACTAAACTTCTTCATTCCGTTCATAAGTTGATCAACCGTATCATTATCAACTCCACTCGTCAATTGACGCACCCGTGTATGAATATCAGATGTTACTCCAGTCAATTGGGTTTTAGTAATGCTATACCCATCCGCACCCTCGCCAACTCTATAATAAACTTGTTTCATTTTGGAAATCGTTACACCATTATGTTTCATTTCAAAATCACTTACCATCAAGTTATTAGACGAATCCAACTTCACTTTACCCACCACTTCACCATCTGTTCCAAGTACATCCGTAATGTTACGTATGTCACTTGTTTTATACACGACACGAGCGTCAACATTCATTCCTTTAAAGTGTTGTTCATCCAATACTCTATCCAACTTAGCCAAATTAATCAACCGTCGAACCGTATCATCCCCCTTCTCCATACGAATCTTTTCAATCGCAGCTTGATAATCAGCATAAGCAGGATCATTCATCAAATCAGTAGGAGCAAGTTCATCTCCACCAGTCTTACCACCCTTTTGAAAAAATAATTGATCATCTGGCTTATTAACATCAATTCCCATATCAGCAACAGCTTGATTCAAATTTTTACCAAGTTCTTCATCGTTCATTTTGGTAAGATGATCCAATTTGTCCATTTGATCTGCCAAATCATCAGCATCACCCACACTGCTAGCATCCATGTCAATTCCTAACTTTTCAAAAATACCATCAAACGCATCCGTATTGTTTGATGCTTCATATCCAGCAATCGCACTTCCAATCATCGTCAATACCGTCAATCCAACACGAACACTAGCAAAAGCTAACTTGGGATTCTTAACAAAAAAAGAAATAATCTTGCTAACAACCGTAAACATTAACCCACGCTTTTTATCCTTTTCATTGGCCTTTATCTTGGCAATACTAGACTGTAACTTGTTTGTTGCTGCAACATAAATCTTCAAAGCGTTATCATTGACAGCATTTCCTGTCTTCTTTACCGCAAATGTAATCAAATCATTTGCCTTCTTTGCTGCATCCTTAATATTAAACTCGTTTAATTGCCGTCCCTCATTCAACAAATAAGAATAATCATAAAACTCATTGATTGCATCTTGTACATCTTCAGTCAAAATAAAGCGGGTATCTATCATATACATTATAAATATATCACCATTACCTTTTACCACCACTTTTTCTCACCATCTCCACCACACATCCTCCATACTCCCGCAACACCACAAACCCATGACGCCCATAAAACCGCAACAACCGCTCATCTCCTCCTCCATCATCATCACTACTAGGTATACACCGTATATCCAACCCATTTGTATCCGCAAACTTACACAACCGCCCCATCACCTCACCACCAACGCCCTGCCCACGATACTTATCTTTCACATACATATCACTCAAATATATATACCCATTGTTATCCACATACACTCCAAACCTATCAATCTGTATATACTCATTGATTATACTCCTTTCAAAATGTTCCACCATGTACTTCGTACTCTCTGTACTCTCTATGTTATCCATATATCAATATATACCTTTTTCCCAGAAATAAATTTTACCCCAGGATTTTTTTAATTTCAATAGGAAAATTCAAAAAAATAGGGTACCAAAACAATGTTTAAAACAATTATACATATGCTAAATTACCCAAAGAAAAATTGACTCCGTATCTAAAACAAGCATCGGTGGGCTGGGGGGGCTGCTGCGCTCTATGTCAAGCAGTAGGAGATGCTGGGTGGGTAGGGCCGTCAAGTTATTATAAAGTGTAGCCTACCCTACCGGCATGGGGTTGTCAAGTATATGTTGTGGATGGGGTGGCTGGGTGGTGGGGAGTGTAGGGTTTTGTGATATGGGGTAACCCCGAACCAGTGTATAGTGTGTACAGTGTATTAAGCCCACTCAGAGAAGTTCATGGGTGTATTGTCATAGGGCCAAGCTGTTGCGTAGCTTGCGACTTTGAAGGATGGTTTATTGTTGTAGATGTTGATGCGTTTGGTCATAATGTTGGTACCTTTGGTGTTGAGGTTAGGCACACAAGTACCTTGCATAGAACCAGTGTAAGTGCGGTCAGAGCCGAGTGATACTACTTTGACACTGGATTTGGTGATATCAACTACCATGTAGAAGTCGATGTTGGTTTGGTCGTAACCCCAGCTGGTATAAAATATATCATTTACTTTGACGGGGTTGGATTGAACTACCTCTGTCAGATTATCTTTGGTGGTGACGATAGTGGCGTAGCGGTATTGTGCAGACTGACAGTAGATGTGTCCCTTGCGGTTAACCTTCTTAACGGTGAGGGTTGAACCTGCGGCGATGGTGATGGGTTGATAACCATCCATACCATTGATGGAGACTGTGTTGGTGACGGTGGAGAAGCGTTTGATGGACATATTTTTTAGAGTGTTGACGGGGGTTGATTTTCTTACCGTGATAATAAGGTACAGATGTTTGCTGCGGCTGTCAAAAAGAATCTAGCACTTTTTTTAAAGAGGGTGAAGAGGGTTTTTGGCTGGTCGGGTTACCCACAACCGTGTACAATGAAGGTTTAGGCCACCGTGTACTCAGTGGACGGCTTGCCACGTCCACTCTCTGGCTTGACAACACCTGAAATGGTGATTGCGCCACTTTCCAACCACTCATTAACTGCTTTGCGAATATATACGATGTTTACACCAGTATAGGTAGTCAACATGTTAATAGTGAATTTACTATCCTTCTTAAGGGTCATCTTAACATTCATCTTGACACTAGCCTTACGGCCACGCTTAACAGGTACACCAGTCTTGATGGATTCTTCCTTTGCGTCATTACTACACTTAACCTTCTTAACTAGTTCATCAAACCGTTCTTCTGCACTAACAATGGTCTTACAATCATATGCGGTCTTACCAAAAGCAGCACATCCTGGATATTGTTCATAGGTTTCTTGAACACTATTACCACCAGGTAGAGCAGTACCCTTTTCAATTACCTTAACAACAAACACTTCATAACTACGAAAACTACCGTCCATGTTTTGACGTTCATAAATAGCCACACCGTTTTCCTTCTTAAGTTGGATAAACTTAGTGTTACCTACACGGTCAAAGTTACC